ACCTTTAGTGTACAATGGATCACAATTACAGGAGGCCAAGAGCAGTGAGCTCACTAATCTTTACACCCTGGGTGCATACTATTATTCATTGGCACCCGCTAGGACACTGGCTGTTGTAGGTTCAGGTGGAGATTTAACGCAAATAGATGACACAAGGCTTCAGGCAGGTGCGGCCTCGACGGCCTCAGGTGGTTTTCCATCAGAGGCAACCACAGCGGAACCCAGTCAGGTCACTGTTTCTTACCAGAGAATAACACAGTCGGCCGCGGCGGCACCCATAACAACCACAGACACAGGAAAAACTTTTCCAATATATTGGAATGGCACACAGATTCAAGCCATGACAGAGCAAGATTTCATTGACACCTTTATCTTACCAACAATCAATGTGCTGACATCTGGATCAACAACTTCCAGCCAGGCAGGCACATACCATATTTCAACTAGCTCGTCAGTGGCAGGTTCCACGCTTGTATCATCCACACCAGTCTTCACAGACACACGGGCAGATACCAGCGCCTACACGGCAGATGGCATTGCCGAAACGCTGGACCAACCACAGACTATAAACAATTATTACCTGCACAGGATAGATGGTGTTATGCCAACTTACAATCCACCATTGTACATAGACGCATCAAACAACCTAAAACAGTATTCCGGTGCGGAAATAGGCGCCCTATTACAGGAATACATCAACAATCAGGTGATCAACTCATCTACCGGTTACCAACTAAAGTACAACATAGATGGTAGTCTAGGCACAGCCAGGGGTTCTGCCATGGTGGACACTATTTTGACGGGCGGAAGTGGTGCATACACCACACTTTTTGCAGGTGCAAATGACTATCGGGCACAGGAATTTCCAGATGGCACGCCCACAGCATCGTCTACCTACACTTTCAAGATTGAAAAATCATAACACTTGACGTTCAAGATTAAGTACACTATAATACTGTGTATAGAAAGGAATTTTCATGGCAATATTTTCTGGAAAAATAATTGAGGCATACTATGCCAATTCTGACAACACCGCGATAGAAATCATCTATCAAGAAGGAAAAAGGGCGATAAACCATTATCTTGCAGTGGACACAGGTCATCCGGATTTCCAAGACCTTGTAGACGAGTATCCGTTGTCAAAGATAGCAGACGCAACCGTGGCCAGGAACAAACAGGTGTACAGGCAACTGGACAGGATAGTTGAGGCAAAGGTCAAACAAAAGGTAGAGGACAAGCCTATGCAAAACTTTGATAGTGTGATGGAGTTTATCATAGACTATGATCCAAAGAAACAAGCGGAAGACCTATTCTCACTGAAGTTGAAGATATTTGAAAAGGACATAGTCAAAGATTCCAAAGACAATGACTCGAAGTCCAAGATTAGGCAGGCAAAGACGCCATTGGATGTTCTATTGGCCTACAAGGACATAATCCAAAAGAATAGATAAAATGCTATCGGTATATTGTGTGAACTGGGGCACGAAATACCCTAGGGAGTTTACCCATAAACTTCGAGAATCATTACAAAAGCATCTAACGGTACCCCACAAATTCTACTGCTACACAGATAAGCCTGTCGATGAACACGATGTGGAAGTAAAGTATCCTTACCTCAGGGGCGTCTGGCACAAACTGGCATTGCTGGAAAACAAGGGCGACAGCCTTTTCTTTGATCTAGACATCGATATCAACAGCAACATAGATTTCCTTTGCCAGGATTTCGATAAATTTTCAGTGCTTGACAGTACTCCGTGGAAACCCAAGAACATTCCTCTTCTTGAATTTAGGATGACACAGAACACTCTTGTGAACAGCAGTGTTATGAGATGGAGCAATCACGCACACGTATTTGAAAAATTCCAAAAGCATAGAGACATGTATCTGCGTCTATACGCGGGCATAGACAGGTACATTTATAATGAAAAAGTTGAATACCACACTATCAGAACAGACAAGATAACGAGCTGGTACCAAAAGATTGATAAAAGTCCGATAGTAATATACAATGGCAAATACAAATGATATATGATCAGAACATAATAAATGCACACAAGAACATTGAATGGATCGCAAAGGCATATCCTGGAAGACTGCTTGATGCATTTTCCTGTTTCAGCCAGAACCAGTTTGACTGCAAAATGTGGCTGATAGATTGTCTAAATCAGTATCCTTTTCATTTCAAATACAAGACCAGAGATAGCATCGACATTGCGATATTAGGTGGATGGTATGGTTTGATGGCAAAACTAATCTCAACAGAGTTCAAACTTAAACCGATCAATAACATCTACTCATATGACTTTGACAATATTGCGACCAAGATAGGCAAACAGATATTTCCTGAAATAGCATTTATCGAAAAGGATGTTACCGAAATTGATTTAGGTAGGAAGAATTTCAGTATTGTTATAAACACCAGTTGTGAACACATAGAACAAAATTTATTGTATAAATCCATAGATAGTGCCCCACCAAAAACATTGTTTGTTTTACAAAGCAACAACTATAACCAACTTCAGCAACATATAAACTGCGTAAGGAATTTAGATCATTTCAAAAATCAGTACAAAACAAGGATGGAAAACATCCGGGCATATGAATTGCAGAAAGAAAAGTACACTAGATTTATGATAATTGGAGTCAAAAAATGACAGAACTGCAAAAACTAATGAAGTTCCGGGAAAACATTCATCATTTCAAAGATGAAGACCCAGGAAAGGACAAGATAGATCAAATACTGAGAGATGCTCACTCATTGGTTCCAACAAAAAACAATCTCTGGGCCTACAACATCGATGTCTACGGTCCTGAACACAAAGAAGAGAAAGAGATCGTGGCAATGCAAACAGTCAGTGGTTGGGATAAAAGGAATTTTGCACCAGGTGGGAAGGATCACGGCAACCATGATAAATTGCGAGATATCTATCACAAGTGGAAACAGGGCAGGGAGACATTGAGGCAAGACAAGTCTTTAGAAAATAGAAAACTACGAGCCAAATACAATGGTTTCAGTTTCAATGAACAAGTAACTGCTCCTTACTTGCTGGTGTACTATCAGGTACCAGGATTTCCAACTAAAAAACAAATTGAAAAAAATTACAAGAGATTGTTGATAGACTACAAAGACAACGAGCAATGGATGATCTCTGCGTCTATGCATGGGTTTGGAACCACACTACTGGCCGCCGAGCAGGGATTACACGCAAGTTTCTGTAAATGTTATTACCATGACTTAGAAAACTTCACCAACATACTTGCCCCATTGAGACATGGTTTCAAGAATATTGCTTTCCTGTTAGGTATAGGACACCGAGATGGTGAACTGCCGTACTACAAGAATCCCAATGTTCCTAATTATAACGAAATAGTAAATTGGAAGTGATGTGTGATGGACAGTTATGAACATTTCAAACAAGTCTGGGAAGAGCAGACAGCACAAATAAAGCCGGCCAAGAAATTGAACCATCTGGTGTTTATTGTGGTACACCCTGACAAAATGAAATGGGATTATGCCTTGGAAAAACAACTACAGATGACGGTGCTACAGACCTCTGGTGGCATAACGGGTTCTGGCACAGGACACGTGCAAAAAATTTGCCTACAAAGTGAACTAAACCAAGTGCTTAGGTCTTGCCAACAGCACACACACGCCATGATATGTGCCACAGGAATGATATTTGACATGACTGCTCGTGTGTCACCCATAACAAGTTTTTACGAATGGACAAAGACAGGCGAATACTGTAGGGGACACATAATTTCCCGTCCCAGATCTGCACACTTGAACGGACAGCACATAGAACTGAACTTAGAAAAATGGAGAGAACTAGGACAACCATCTATCTGGGAAACCTGGAAGAAGTTTAAGAGATCAGTGGATAACTTTCATGACACTTACACGCCGTGGTGGTTGAAGCCTTACAACCGACCAGAAATAAAGAATTTCACTACCCAAGAAAGGAGTGCAAAGGCGTGGTCCTATTACACACTGACTAGAAAGAAAGCACACCAAAGTAAAATGTGGTCTAAAATCAAGGGACTGCCTGACGGATGGATAGACAGCGTGAACGTGAACACCAGGGACAACTACACAAAGATATTGATGAAAAGGATGAGGCCCCGGTTCTATTCCGAGAACACCGAACTAATAGGAAAACTACCAAATCAGAAATTCGATCTAATATTCACTCCGACCGCCGGATACAGTGGAGAAATATTTGCTGACAGACTTGATTTTTGGGGAGAAGTTGTGTTCTATGATTACTGTGCGGAAAATATACACATCAAGCAGAACATTGTGGAAATGCAAATGACCATGGATCAGATTAAGGAATACAGCAAGATGTCCAGACATCCGATAGTGTTCAATGATCACGGATTCTTGCAGAACCACTATCCAGACTATGACATGAAAAAATTCAAAAAGGAGTATGGTGACAGAACGGCACTGCGTATGCTACAATACAAGATGAATAACAAGCACAAAATTGACTACTGGATTATGGACCTGATCAAAACCATTAGAGCGAAATCTAGGTCGAAAAAATATAACGAACTCGTTGATAAGATCAGAGGCAAGGATGTCTTCTTTGATGTTAGCAACATATTCAGTTATCATGTGTCCCACGCAGGGTACACTTTAGATGAGTTAATGGACACGCTGGATGACCTTAAAAAAGTTCTATCCACACACACAAACAGTTTTTACATCAAAGGCACTGCGCCTTGCAAACAGGAGATAGAGTGAAGATATTCGCAGTAAGGATAGGTGACAGGTATGGACCGGAGTATGAGTCATATCTACAATCAAAGTTGCCCGAGTACGAATTTGTTTGGATCAGGGAACCTGTACAGCACGACATATTGATGCAGTGGAACAAGATGTCTGTAATGAACATGGACATAGAAGAACCAGTTGTCGTCATGGACATAGACGTGTTGCTGGTGAATGATTACAAGCAGATGTTTGAATATCCGATCAAACGCGGCGAGTTCCTGTCGATACCTGGTTGGTGGAGGGACACCGAGCGTGAAGGTTACAGTCTCAATGGTGGTTTCTTCAAATACTACCCAACTGATTGCAAGTACATATATGAGAAATTCATGAAGGATCACTTGAAATGGCAGAGACACTACATCGACAACGGCATAACCAAGGGACCAATCAACGGTGAACAATATTTTGTGGAGGATGCAGTGAATGAAAGGTTGGAACTAAAACTCCTACCGAACAGTTGGGTCACACGTTGGTGCAGTGACGAAGTGGTGATCGGTGGCAAAGACATGAAAGAATGGCAGATAAAGACAACAATGAAATATCAACGGCTAACAACCAATGATTACGTGTACCTTGGAGGAGAATTCCATCCAGACATCAAATTTGTACACTTCACACATCATGCAAACAAACCACACGATTGGGAGGGCTATAAATATTTCAAATGATACTTTTATACGGATACATGACATATTGGGTGTTGGCCGCAATAGGAATCACCTATGGATACCATAGGTATTTTGCACACAACGATTACAAGACTAATGCTGTGAGTGAAGTAGTGCTGTTGTACATAGGTTTGCTGTGCGGAGGACGTAGTGCCTTGACCTGGGCAGGAGTGCATAGGATACATCATGCAAACGCTGACACCGACAAGGATCCACACAGTCCGAAAAATCATCCTTGGTACGTGGTACTTTTCAGTCTATGGAAAGTTAAGAACATACCAAGGCAATTCATTAAAGATCTAATAGCGAATCCAAGGGTGATGTTCTTCCACAGATATGGTAAATTTATTTTTGCCGCACACTGGATAATCACACCATTGATTTTTGGCGTAAATGCAGTTATAATTAACCTAATGTTGTTGATACTTTCATACTTAGGTTTTGGTATACTGAACTTTTACGGACATGATGCCAAGGGTCCTGCAAACAACTTACTGATAAATTTGATTGCACCGTTTGAAGGGAACCACAAGGATCATCATGATTACGCAAGAATTTAACAGAGACAGTAGCGTAGAATACGTGCAGATGGACTTTGATGTCCCTGTTAAGCAAATTCTCACAGAGTACGAACTGATCAAGGACAGGTTAGTCACACACAGGCCCGAGGATGGGCACAAAGACTGGTGTGCAGTAACCCTGTATGGGTTTGACTCCGATAAAACAAACAGCCACTGGGAGTACGACAGGAGGAAGCAAAGGCCAAAGGTAACAGATGTAGGAGAACGTTGTCCCAGGACGATCGAGTGGGTAAACAGCCTTCCATACGCAAGGGTGGATGACATAAGGTTTTTAGTGATAAGGCCTGGAGGTTACATAACCAAACACATCGATGTACCGGAACGAAACTGGCTGGAACCACTCAACGTATGTTTGAGCTATCCCAAGGGAAACAGATTTGTGCTGAACAACAGAGATGTTGACTATGTACCTGGCATGCCTTTAGTGTTGAACATTCACTACGAGCACTTTGTAGAAAACAACTCGGACGAAGAGAGGGTACACCTTCTGGTGCATGGCAAAAAGAAAAAGGAGTTTTGGGATTATGTTGAAACCTTTAGACAGCCATAAACCTGCGACATCAACAACTTTCATTCCACACGAGAGGACTGATGTACTCAGAACACTTAAAAATTACAAGTTCAACGAGTCCGACAGGCTGGCGGACAACTACAAGGGAATAGATTGGTTCGGTCTAGAAGCAATTAGCGTGTACGAGAGAGACGGTGAGATAGTGGGTTTTTCAAGCATAGCACATCGTCCAGAATACTTTGAAAAAGGAGAGTGTAGGATTCTCAACAGGTACTACGAGTCGCCAGAGATGCGCAGGACTTCAAAGATCATAGCAGATGATCACGTGTGCGAAATGGCTATGCAACAAATAGACATGGCAAAGAAAATAGGTTTCAAGAAAGCATTCATAAGCAGGTGTAGGTCACCTAGGCATCTCACAAAGTTTATAGATACTATGAGCACGAAAACTAAAACAAAATGGCACTTGGACGGAAAAAAGGTTGCGGTGTGCAATCCCAAAATTGATGAGTGCTGGCAGTACAAGGCATGGATGGATTTATGTTAAAGAGAGATCAATTGCCCGCATTTAAAAAATTGCCTTACACTTTTGACGTGGATAGGATTAATGAAATAGTGAGGCAAATGCCTGTACAGGAGGACGACCTAAAGGTCAAGGAAGGCTACGGTGACCTAGTAGGTGGCAAGACTGCCAAACTACAAAAAGCATTTGGACTTAAATTCACGAGTATAGAGGACGCATATGAATTTTTGGTGAACAACGACGTAGCCGAATCTGAATTGTACAAAAACGAGAGTCGCATAACCAAAGCACTGGGCAACAAGCGTATGGCGTGGGACTACAGGAATTACGTGAAGCCTTATGAAAATTACATAGTCAAAGACAAGGATGGCAAGTATGAGGTAAATGGGTCACCCTACAAGCAGATAGCATTGACAGAGTACAATCCTGAAATGGAGCAACGTGTGTATGACAAGAAAATTCCAAAAGGGAGGTTAGATGAACGACATTACAACAAGGTAAAAGATTGGGTCAAGGGAACTTACATAGAAGATGTTTTGAAAAGTTTCAGGGCGGAACACACCAGGGCAAGAATAGCCATCATGGATCCTGGAGCCTACATAAATGATCACATAGATTATAACACCGATTACTCGGTGCGGTACCACATACCGCTGACCACAAACGAAGACTGTGGTTTCCACGTGATCGACAGGAATGGAGTCAAGCACGAACAGAAGATGTTGCCCGGCGAGTGTTGGTTCCTAAACCAGGGTCTGAGGCACAGCGCCTGGAACAAGGGCAAGACAACCAGGGCACACATAATCATTTCATTCTTGACACAGGAGGACCTCGATGCATAGTATACAGGCACACCTGGGCAGAACAAAGACAAATAATTTTTCAGCAATTGACATACCAGTGTTGGAGAAATATTGTGTAGGAAAGAATGTGCTAGACATTGGTTGTGCAAACGGTGATGTGGTGAAATATCTAGCGGAAACCGGCACAAACGCATATGGCATAGACGGGGACGAAAACGCAATCAAATTATATTCAGAACAAAGAATAAGACACAGGTTGTTATGCCACGATTACACAAAAGGCCAATCATCGTTCAATATGAAAGTTGACGTGGTGCTATCGACAGATTTTTGTGAACACGTGGAAGAGGAGTTTATTGACAATTACATGAAGGATTTTTCTCTAGGCAAAGTGGTGATACTGCATACACCACCGCGAGGCACACCAGGACACCATCACGTGAACACACAGGATAGTCAGTACTGGATATTGTTATTTGCCCAATACGGTTTCAAACTGGATCAGTTTCTAACTCAAGAGGCAAGGTCTATTTCTGACTATCAAAATCCACAGGACATGGATTATTTTATAAAGCATCCGAGCATCTTGCCAAAACACAATTATTTGGTTTTTAGGAAAATATGAAGAAAGTAATAACACACGGACACTGCTCTGCTAGGTATAAATGGCCAACGTGGCCAAATTTCCTTTCCACTTATGTTGGCGATGCGGAAATCATTAATCTAGCAAAGCCTGGGATAGGCAATGAGACAATAGCACGTGATGTTGTAAATGCAGTGTCTAAGTTTAATGACATATCACACGTGTACGTGATGTGGGGTGCTCCTCATAGGTATGATGTATTCACGGAAGGCAAACAGCAAATCAGTAATAACAAGGACAGTTGGTCAATGTATGACAACGACTTTGAATGGACAGTTTCGTACAATGGACACTACAACTCACAACCACACGAGGTATTTGACAGATTTAAGACTCTAGAAAACATACTGTACACACAGTTGTTTTTAGATAGGAAACAAATAGATTACACAATGATGATCTATGACACAAGGACATTGCCAAAGCAAATTAATTTAACAAAACCAGAAGATTTCCTGAGACAACAGATCGACTGGAGCAAATTTCTTTTCTACCAGAATCAACTGGGCCTGAGAGACTTTGCACAAGATCTGTACCCAGACCAGTTTCCTACTCCCGATCAAACAAAGGGTGATAGGCATCTTCATCCATTGCCATATCCTCACTACAAGTGGGTAAAGGATATAATGTTCAAAAGTGTACGGGAAGTTGAAGATGCTCAGCGTTATGCCAATTGGCAGGAGGAGGACGCACATTGGATGCCAGAGGCCAAACGTGTGTTACCTTACGAGGAGTATGATGCCTAACTACATTGAAACACAGTACACTCCTGACGTGAACCTGCTGAAATCTTATATGTCGGACCACTGGGAGGACAGCAATGAACTCTACAAGGAATACATGAGTTGGGAAAACAACAAGTTCTTCGTGCAGGAGATAAAAAATTTTGACAGGCGTCTGTTACGTGAGATAAAGAAAATATGGAACTACATGGGTATCAGGCCTCGAGAATGGAGATGCAATTTCTTCAGAGTTTTACCAGGCGGGGAACTGCCCTTGCACATTGATGTTTTAAGTCAGTGCAGTGTGGTTGTTCCAATGACCGAGATGACCGGTGAATTGTATTTTGATGACGGTTCTGAAGTGCTGTATAATAACATGACAATAATTAATACTAAAGTGGCGCACGGCGTAAAGGCACCAACAAAGGAACGCATAGTTTTCCACATGGGCATACACGACACGCCATTCGAGGAGATTAAAATTGGACACAATTCATAACAGCAATGAGACTCTATGGCAGGGTGTGTTTCCCGAAGAGGGAACGTACCAGATAGAGAACTTCTTGAGCAATGAAGAAGTCAAATTTATTATAGATTGGTACTACAAGGAAAAACCCAAACAAGGTTTTTATTTGCAGGAGAAAGCGTTGCAGTTCATTGGCGACCATCACGAGGATCCATCCATCAAGGAGATACTTTACCCTAGGATAAAACAGCATTTCGGTGACTTCAGGTTATACAGTGAACTCCACAATGACACCAATCCGCACAGTGCAGATTTCATATGTGAGCAGACCAGGATATTTGGGCCACACACTGATGCCATAACACATATACCAGGCTGGCTGACACAGAAGGACATCATAATTCCCTTGTGGATTGAGAATGACGCAGAGACACACACATACGCGATGAATCAAAGATGTTACAGACGTGGCACTCACTTCAGGAAAGGATCAACGGACACAGGAACCAATGTATACTCCAACGTGTTGCGTGACAGTTACGAGGTGCCGGGTGTGACAAATTTGAATGGCACAGAAATAGATAATGAATTCATAGAGACACACATAGGTGACAGGTTCCTCAAATCATACTTCGAGGGATTGACCGTGGAGACTGTGGAGCAGAACGTGCCTGGAAACGCTATAATAAAAGATTCAAGTGTGATACATGGCCCTTGCAATTACAACCTTGTAGGCTCTGCACGGAAACTAAACATAAGCATCAGGATGTTCAAGCAAGTGGACACATGGGCACCCAACACTGTGTTCAGCGACGTCAACTTTGAAGCCTGTAACAAAAGGACTTACTATGCCAAAGTATAAAACGGACAGGCCCTTCACGGAAGAACAACTAGAGGGCATGGATGTCATTCATGATCCAAACACCAAAATGTTTGAATGCCAGTACGAAGAATCGTACGTCGTAGAGGATTTCATCAACGGCGTTGAGTGTGGGACCTTAGAATTATGGTTCAAGGACAACTATCCAAAGATAGGTTACGACATCAACGATCACGTGTACCATATCACTTTTCCCATGGTGCACAAGGTCGTGTCTGACATAGTGCGTCCCAAGATCTATGAGCACTTTGGTGATGACGTAATATTCTACAGTGATGTCAGCAAGGATCCCATGAGCGTGGGAGACCAGTTCTTCAAATCCAAGAGACCGTATGGGCTTCACACGGATGCGGTCACACACCTAGAAGGCTACAGGCCATTCAAGGACATAATCATTCCAATCGCGCTAGATGGCATTGACGAGAGCCAATATGTCACTTTCAACCAGAGGTACAGAGGCCGTGCTACTCACTTCATGCGGGGCAGGATAAAAGGCAGTTTTGCCAACTATGCCAACGTAATCAGGTATCAAGACTATGAGGAATACGGAGTAGAGGGCATAGACAGAAGCGGTCGCGATCATGACATTTTGAAAAAGATGATGCCCGATCACATACCCATGAGCGTGTATGAAGGTCTAACCATAGAAAAGATTTTACCATGGCGTCCTAGGTGTGCAATAGTGCATGACAGCAGTGTTCTTCACGCACCCGCTGATTACAGGGCACAGGGTTGTAAGGTAAAAGTTGGCCTGACACTGCACCTTATGAAGGCCGATCCAACATACAGCAACAAATTAGAAGGATATTACACTCCGTTTAGCCGATACACAAAGCCTTTAATTAAAGCATAAATATCCGTACATGGCATACAAAATTAACAACACCTTCGGTACTTTACTGATCACGTTAGCGGATGGCACTATAGACACCGCAACAACGGACCTTACGCTTTTTGGTAAAGGGTATGCAGGCTTTGGTGAGAAACTCAATGAAAACTTCGTCAAAGTATTAGAGAATTTTAACAACACATCGGCACCCGGAAACAAGCAACAGGGACAGTTGTGGTTTGACAAGACCAACAAACAGATAAACGTCTACACAGGTGACAAATGGAAACCTGTTGGATCAACAACAAATTCTACAACATCTCCAACCAACGCGGTACAGGGAGATCTTTGGTTTGACACCACCAATCTCCAACTGTACGTTTACAATGGTTCGGTGTGGGTTTTGATAGGTCCAACGTCAGTTGCGGGATCAGGGGTAACACAGGTCATCACTGAGACTGTTTTGGACAACACGGGTGTGTACAGGTCTATACTAAAATTAGTCACACAAGACACAGTGGTGGGCGTGATATCAAATCTTGCCTTCACTCCTAGTTCCAGCGACACAGTGGGAGCGGCACTGATCACGGCAGGTTTCGCCAGCGTGGCACAGGGTATACAACTTTCTAGTTCTGTGTCGAATGCCAAGTTCAGGGGAACGGCCACTGACTCAGATGCACTGGGCGGAGTGGCAGTGGCAAACTTCCTAAGATCAGACCAGAATGATTCAACGACAGGACACCTAGAGATCCTGAACGACAACGGTCTACGTATCGGAGCGAGCAGTGACATAGAGATGACCATGTCCGGAGACAATTTCACAATAGCGAACGTCACACAAGACGGCGACATCAAGTTCACGGTAAATGACGGCGGATCCACTAAGAGTGTGATCACAATGCACGGTGATAGCGGTGACGTGAGGATACACGGAAATCTAACAATAGATGGTGACACAGTCACCAGCAACACTTCCACACTAACTGTGGAGGACAACATAATAGAACTTAACAGGAACATATCATCCGCGTCAGGTATGCCCAACTACTCGGGTCTGAAGGTCAACAGGGGTGAGACATCTGTGGCCACAGAACAGGATCTTTACTGGGTGTGGGATGAAACCTTTGCTGATGACGGAACAACCATATATGGAAACGCGGGCGGTGCCTGGACTGCATTCAAGTCGGGTGGTGGAGACGAGCTGTCAGCACCCACTTTGGTGGACATAAGGGCCAACGTGGTACACGCAACGTCAACATCGGCGCAGTACGCTGACTTGGCAGAACGTTATGCCACAGACACAGAGGTAGAAGTGGGAGACGTGGTCATGTTGGGTGGAACAGCGGAAATTACCAAATGCAATGACGAGTTGTCAGATGCAGTGTTTGGTGTGGTGTCTGAATCACCGGCATTTTTAATGAACGCACAGGCCGGCAACGACGAGACACACCCCATGATAGCACTAAAAGGACGTGTTTTTGTCAAAGTAACGGGCACAGGGCAGGCAGGTGATCGTTTGGTGTCTGCGGGCAATGGCGAGGCACGTGTGGCGGACATGGAAGAATGTACCGCTTTTAACACGTTGGGACGCCTGATCAAGGCTAAATACAACGTAGAAACAGCATTAACAGAATGTGTGATAGGAGTTAAATAATTTATGGCATACGTAGCAGGTGATAAAATCAAAGCAACTGAGTACAACACGTTTGTAAACAGTTCATCAGATCCTTATGGATACAACCATTTCGCAGGAACAGGTTCAGGCGCATACGGTCTTGGACAAACCCACATAGGTGTGGTCTCAGGTGGAGACACAGTAATAACTGCCTCTCAATGGAACACTCTTTTGACTGCAATGGACAACATAGCCAATCACACAAACGACACACTGACAGCGAGGACGCAGGTCAGTACAGGTGACACCATAGCCATCAAGGCGGCGGTCGCGGCAGACCTTGCCACACTGGCGGCTTCAGTAGCGGCAGGATCACCAAACGCGACAGCACTGGGAACCAACGCGGTAGGTTCATCGACCAACTCGGCCACATGGAACTCTTCTTCTACTATTGAAAGATCAGTAACATTCGCAAGTGCGGACAAGATGAGACACTTCTTCAACGCAGGCGGTAAGATCAGGATTGATCCATCATGTATTACAGGTATCGACGGTTCAAAAGATGATGTGTTCAATGAGCTGACAGCAGTAGGGACAGGAAACCTAGACATCGGACAGACTGCTACAACAAGATCAGGTTCAGGCGAGACACTGACCACAAACGGTCTGGCACTTGGTTTCAGAGATCTGACAACTTCTTACCAGACATTATTGAAATTGACTTCTAACAACGCAGGTTACACATCAAACACAGTTGAGTACCAGGCCAAACTGGACGCGGCTGTTGACTCTAGCACTGTGATCACGATCAAGATGATTTCAACTGACGCGGCGGATGACGGAACATTTACCTCAGGAAACACATCGGGTGTACCGGCTAATCCAAACGAAGCACCAAGGATGACTTTGGCATTGATCGAAGTGTATCCAACCAATGCAGAAGGACTATCAGCGAACATACAGTCACTTTCTAACGCGGAAGTTTCAAACTCAGCATCGTAATAATTTTACCAGGTTGAATTACCACCATAATTATTGTATAATTGTGGCATGGATATTGGCGAACTAAAAAAACAATCTGACCTTTCCTATGACATCTCAGTTGCCAAGCGCAACGCCTTGGAGAAGGCACACTCACGACTGATAGTCGTCTACGAGGAACACATATTCCGTGCGGATGCTGAGACCATCTGCCTGGCCAGGACTCTGATGGAGACCAATGACAAGTTCTTCGTGTTGGACACGAATCAGAATCCTGTGGAGATTGTGAATCCAAAAGAATTTTTAAAGAAACTCATAGAGAGAAACCAGGAGGCCATTAGTTCGTATCATCAAATGTCTGAGACGTTTGCAAAGAGAGGCGATTGATGACCAAGGGTGTATTGCTATTTTGCTTTGACACAGCAGAAGTAAAGTATCACAAGATACTGGAACGTTGTGTCGCGCTCGTGAAGAAAAATTTAAAATTAGAGATAACAGTGGTGACAAACTTTGACACCTACAAAAATCTCAAACCGCTGGGTTTCATAAACTACAAATTCATAGAACCTGAACTGGGTAACACAAAGTTGGGCAAGGAATGGCGCAACGTGGACAGGCACCTGGCCTATGAACTTTCTCCCTATGACACCACCATGGTGATGGACATCGATTACTTGCCGTTCTCGGACAACCTACGCAAGTTTCTGGACACAGGATATGATTTCCTGATCAGCAAAACTGCACACGATCTAACAGGCAGGAACACCTTTGATCAGAGGCGCTGGAGCATGATAGACATGGTGTGGGCCACTGTGTTTGTGTTCCGCAAGGGCAAGAAGGCCAAGCGTGTGTTTGACACCCTGAAGTATGTGAAAGATTATTACGCTTACTTCTTGGAACTTTACAGGATATATGACAAGCAGTTCAGGAATGACTATGCATTTGCAATCGCCCTACAACAGGCCAACGGTTTCCTGGATTACGACACATTACCCATCAGTCTGCCAACTTTGCCGCCCGACTGTGAGGTACTGCAAATCGATGATACAGGCATAGCCTGGAAGTATCAGGACCAGTTTAACTTTACCACAGATCAGGACGTACACGTTTTGAACAAGGAGTTGGCCAATGTCTAAGGGATTCCTATGGTTCGCACAGAACAACGAAACCACTGACTATGTTGAGTTAAGCATTAAACTGGCGGAAAGCATAAAGTTGTGGAACAGTGAAAACAAGATATGTGTTGTGACCGATGAGAAGAGTAAATTTGAAAACAAAGCAGTGGACTATGTAAAAGTACTCAGACAAGACGACAGTGCTCAACACACAAACAAATGGGCAAACGAACACAAAGCATTTTACATTTCTCCATTCACCCACACAATAAAATTAGAAAGTGATATGTTATGGACCACAAACACAGATTGGTGGTGGAATCATCTATGGCAACACGATCTTGTTTTCAGTGTAGACTGTAGGAACTACAAAGACGAAATAGTCAAGAATACACCATATAGAACTTTGTTTGTGCGTAACAGTCTGCCAAATATCTACAACGGACTGATGTATTTCAGGAAAAGCAAAAAAGCACAGAAATTTTTTGACACGGCAAGTCATATCACACAGCATTGGCAAGATGTGAAAAAAACAATGTTAATAAACTGCCATGATGAATATCCAAGCACAGATGTCGTGTTCGCACTCGCTTATAGAATGATCGATCCCACAAACAGGAACCTGATAGACTATGACTGGTTCAAATTTTTACACCACAAACCTTCTGTAAACGGACTTGATCACACCAGGGATCATAACAATTATCTGTTCCCAAACAAAAATAAAAACGCCTACTACCTAGGTCACAAGAGGGTGTCTCGGGTATGGCACTACTTCGACAAGGAGATCGATGTCAGAATTTCTTAAAGCATTCGAGCAACAGCCAACACCACCGGTGAAGAAGCATTTCGTCACGGTGCAAGGCAAACAGTGCGAGGTCAGCCTCGAGAAGAAACTGGAGGTCATCAAAAATGGTGAGGAAAATTATGTGATCACAAAGTTTGGTATAGCATTGAGAAAGCCGAGCAGACTAAAAACACGTTACACTGTACTCAAGCGAGCGGACAATGGTTACAAGTTCGAGCATGGCGACATACACTGGCCAAACTCAGTAGAACAAAATGGAGAAACATGGCAGATAGAGTACGAGTAAGCGACCTAGACTTCGTGTACATCAGTTTCAAGGAACCCAACAAGGAACACAACTGGGCAGACCTCAAGAACAAGGTGCCATGGGCCAAGCGTGTTGACGGCGTAGTGGGTTTTGACTCGGCACACAAGGCCGCGGCGGAATTGGCGGAGACTGAATTCTTCATAAGTGTTGACGGCGATAACATAATAGATGAATCGTTCCTGTTGGAGACGCTGGACTGGACGAAGACCAATCCCAAGGCAGTGCATCGCTGGAGGGCAAAGAACAACATCAACGGACTGGTGTACGGCAACGGAGGACTGGTGGGTTGGGACAAGCACACGTGCCTCTCCATGAGGACACACGAGAACGCAGACTCGGAAGAGAACAAGATGGATTTCTGTTGGGGAGTGCCACATGAGAACCTGCACAACTGCTACTCGCAGACAGTGATAAACGCAACCGCACAACAGGCGTTTGTGGCCGGATTCAGGGAAGGCGTAAAGATGTGCACCAACAAGGGAATTCCTATAGAGCCTAGCAACTTCGCAAAGATATGGCCAGTGAACCTACGCACACTGTCTACCTGGTGCACGGTGGGTGCTGACGTAGAGAATGGCAAGTTCGCCATGCTGGGTGCCAGGATGGGCAGTTTCTACACCGTAGTGGACCACAAGAACTACGACTTCGACGTGAGTGACCTCAACTCGATGGCGGACTATTTCCACTCAACGGTGCAACCGGCAAACATAGATAGGGAATTAGAGATGTGGGGCAACAGCCTGAGGCAACAACTGGACTTACCCATAGCGGATTTTGATGACGACGACAGTAGGTTCTATAGGTTCGTCATGCCAGAACACATAAACAGAGGAGTGCAAGACCGTGAGTACAAGTGATTACAAGGCACAGGCCGAACACGCCAAGAAGAAACTGGCAGAGATATCGCCCACGATGTGCCTGGCCAAGTGGAACCAGGTCTCACTACACCTGCCCACTGGACTGACCAACAGTTGCTACCACCCACCCCTGCACGAGATAGACGCCGAACAACTGAAACACAATCCGGCCGCACTGCACAACACCGCGGAGAAACTGCGACAGCGTGAGCAGATGCTGAACGGCGAGCGTCCGAAAGGATGTAGTTACTGCTGGAAACTGGAGGACACGGGCGAGATGTCGGACAGGCACTACAGGTCCGGTGAGCCATGGGCCATGCAGGACTTCAACGAGATAAGACAGAATCCAATGACCACAAGTTGGACACCCAGGTACGTGGAGGTAAACTTCAACCACGCTTGTAACTTCAAGTGTAGTTACTGTTCGCCACAGTTCTCCACAACCTGGGGCAAGGAAACCGAGAGGTACGGCGAGTTCCCCACAACACCACCACACAACGCACCCGAGCACTTCCAGGGCAGGAGGCGTCCGATACCAAACCGCGAGGACAATCCCTACGTGAAGGCTTTCTGGGAATGGTGGCCCACGCTGTACAAGAACCTGAAGCACTTCCGCATGACGGGAGGAGAGCCCATGATGGACCCAAACACGTATAAGGTCTTCCAATACGTCATAGACCATCCCAAGGATGACCTACATTTGAACATCACGTCAAACTTCTGCCCACCGGATCCCAAGTTGAAGACAAAATACTTCAACATGCTACAACAGATATGCCTGCAGGAAAAGGTGGAACACGTGATGCAGTTCGTCAGCGTGGATGCCTACGGCAAGCGGGCCGAGTACATACGTAACGGACTAGACTTCGAATACATGATGGCGAATGTGGAGGAGTTCCTGGATCGTATTCCACACAGGAATTCGGTCACGTTCATAGTGACCTACAACAACCTCAGTGTCACCAGCATGGACAAGTTACTAGTGAAGATACTGGACCTGCGTAAGCGTTACAGCAAGGACTACCAGCGTGTGTGGTTCGACGTGCCACTGCTGAGACAACCGGCGTGGCAACAGATAACCATGTTGCCCGAGTCGTACCAGAGCATACACGAGGACAACATAAAGTACATGGAGCAGAACTCCGGCGAGGACAACGGGCTACACATATTCAAGGACTTCGAGATCCAAAAGATGCGACGCAATCTCGCATACTGGCGAGAAAACGCTGACGCGAGCGCATCTCTGAAAAAGAACTTTTACGCATTTTTTAATGAACACGACCGCAGGCGGTTGACCAACTTCCAGAACACGTTTCCTGAGATGTTGGAATTCTGGGAGGATTGCAAGAACTCATGATAATAACACAAGGACATCATGTTCAAGAGTGACATACTCTGCCCACAACGAGAACTAGATAAGTTAAGGAATTACTATGGATGATTTAGAATACAAAAAACAGGTCTTAGACACAAAGAGTGCCAGTTTCTGTGGTGCCAAATGGTATAACGCCACGATATGGTTAGGGTCTGGAATGACCACTAGTTGCCATCATCCATTGCCACATAAAATTGATTTTGAAGAGATCAAAATAAATCCCAGTGCCATACACAACACAAAACAAAAAAAGGAACAACGAAGGCAGATGCAGTCGGGCGAACGTCCTGCCGGTTGTGAATACTGTTGGAAGATAGAGGACATAGGCAGAGACGCCATAAGCGACAGGGTATACAAAAGTAAAATCTTTTCAAACGAATCACTAGACGAAGCATACAAAACAGACCATAACACAGATTGGAATCTTAAAACACTTGAGATAGCATTTGATAGAACTTGTAATTTTAAATGTACATATTGCAATCCAGCGTTCAGTTCTACATGGGCAAATGATATCAAGCAGAAAGGTGCCTACACAGGACTTAAATCTGATGGCAGAAACCATTACACACACAGTCACGAAAGTGCTGAACCGTATAAGAAAGATGAAACCAATCCCTACGTGGAAGCATTTTACAAATGGTGGGAAACCGATTTACACAAAAGTCTAGACGAATTAAGGATCACAGGCGGTGAACCCATGATGTCACCAAACCTATGGCGTTTGTTAGATTGGATAGAAACACAGGGCGATAAAATGAATCCCCATATGCGTATTGCAATCAATTCAAATTTGGGAGCCAAGCAAAGCATAATAGATAGATTTAAAACAAAGTTAAAAAATTTTAAAAATTTCCATCTGTATACAAGTTGTGAGGCCACATTCAAACAAGCCGAGTACATTAGGGACGGTTTGAATTATACAGATTGGCACAGTCAGGTACTGCATATGATGGTAGATAAAGTGCCAAGTGAGATACACAACATGGCAACAATCAATGCCTTATGTTTGGAATCGTTACCGGAGTTCTTAGAGAAGATTGTGTGGTTGAAAAGTGCAAGTAAAGTTTATGGCCCAAAAATCAACTATACACTTAATATTTTGAGGTTTCCGAGTTTCCAATCTCCGTTGGTGTTGCCAGACGATCTTAGGAATAAATTTAAGAGCGACATTGAAAAGTACTTAACTACTAATGAGAAATGGTTAGAGGGTATGGAAATAAATCAAACACAAAGACTTATTGATTATCTTGATGTTGTCAAAACACCACACGCAGGTGCGGCCACACAGGATAAACTACAGAAAGATTTCAAAACATTTTACAGTCAATACGACAAAAGATCAGGAAAGGATTTCGAGAATACTTTCCCAATAATAGGAGAATGGTATCGTGGCATATGAGTACGGGGCCAAGGAGCCTGACAAGTTAAAGATAAAAGACATGACTCCACGTGAGAAGGAGTTGTTGATAGAGTCGGACACTTTCTGTATGCTTCCGTGGATGCACCTCCATGCGTACCCAGATGGTAGGGCATACCCTTGCTGTTTCGCATTTGATCCATATCCTGTTGGTGACCTGAACAAGCAGAGCCTCAAGGAAGTTTTCAACGGCGACAAGATGAAGCAGATGCGATTGAACATGCTGGACAACAAGCCATGCAAGGAATGTGGCAAGTGTTATGACCAAGAGCAGAGCGGATTCTTCTCTATGAGATTAAGTTCCAACAAGCATTTTGGACATAATATAGGACTTGTGGAATCCACACAGCCAGACGGATCCGCAGACTTCGTAATGAAGTACTGGGATATTAGGTTCAGCAACATCTGTAACTTCGCCTGCAGGAGTTGTGGCACATGGTTCAGTTCCAACTGGTACGAGGACCACATCAAGATAACAGGGGGACCACCTAATCACGCCAAGATAATCAAGGTGGGCAGGTCCGCGGACGACATGTTCCAGCAGGTGCTTGATGAGATAGAACATTCGGAACAGTTCTATTTCGCTGGCGGCGAGCCTCTGATAATGGAGGAGCACTACCGTATATTGAAGGAATTGGACAGGCGCAAGATGTATCACGTTAGATTGATATACAACACCAACTTCTCCAGATTAAAGTTCAAAGATATGGACGTGTTGGAGTTATGGAACAAGTTTGAATCTGTTTCAATAGGTGCCAGCCTTGACGCAGAGGGTGAGCGTGGTGAATTCTTGAGGAAAGGAACCATATGGGAGAACACGCTGGCCAACAGGAAAAGGATGATGGAGGTTTGTCCACAGGTAGATTTCTATGTGTCAGCCACCGTCAGCCTACCCAACGCACTGCACGTTGTGGATTTCCATAAGAGTTGGGTGGAGAAAGGTTTGATTAAGCCACAAGATTTCAACTACAACCTATTACAGAGTCCCACGTGGCAGAGGATAGACATATTGCCCAAAGAGTACAAGCAACAGATAAAAGAAAAATATGAGGAACACATCAAATGGTTAAGACCCCTAGACCCGTTGACCAGGGCAATTAAGGGTTTTGAATCTGCCTTGGATTGGCTTTACAAGAGAGACCTACCTCAACATCTCGATAGGTTCTTTGAGAATACAAGGAAGTACGACAAAGTGAGGAACGAGAACTTCCTCGAAGTGTTCCCTGAATGGAAAGAATTATTCGAGAAGTATGAAAAACAGGATTAGACCTAGCGAAGGCAATAAAACTTTCTGTATGGCGCCTTGGACACACACCTACCTTTCGCCACAGATGGAACGCAGGTTGTGTTGTAGTTCAAGGGAATCCGCAGAAAACTTCAAGCAATACATAGACACAATAGATCCAAAGGGACACAATGACAAGTTGAACCTCACCACTCTGGACGAGCACTGGAACTCCGAGTACATGAAGGCAGTGAGGTTAAAACTGATGGCAGGTGAGGAGATACCCCAGTGTGCTGTTTGCAATCACAAGTTACTGAATGAACAGGTTTACAGGCAACATTTCAATTGGCTGTACAAGGATCAAGTGCAACAGGCATATGACAGCACTGATGAGACAGGTGCAACCACAATGAAGGTGCAGAGTTTCGACTACAGGTTCTCTAACCTTTGCAACTTCAGTTGTAGGATGTGTGGAGACATGTTGTCCAGCACCTGGGAGACAGAGAACAAGAAACATGGCAAGGGCGACTATGAGAATTACCGTATATGGGGTAGGAAGGACATCAAGGCGCAGTTAGAGAAGTTCCATGATCAGCAAGTGGTACGGGAATTCACTGAGGCGGTAGAGGACAAAAGGATAACCGAACTTTACTGGTGCGGTGGTGAGCCACTGATGTGGAAGATACACTGGGAGGCCATGAAGCGTATCGTTGAACTGGGTTACCAGCATCAGGTACTGGCCAGGTACAACTCAAACATGAGTCGTATAAATTTTTTCAATCTAAACCTGTTCGATGACATCCTAAGTCATTTTCCAAATTGGCAAATATGTGCTTCGATAGATGGCACGGGAGAAATAGGGGAGTACATCAGGACGGGATTGAAATATGAAGAATGGCTCGCTAATATGAAGTACGCCACTAGGTTTGCGGATGGCGGACGCAGGCGCATACAACTTGATCTCACGATCACACTGCCTGGCCTGTTTGATCTAGAGAACATGGTTGCCTTAAGCAATGACCTAGGCATAGAATTACTGACGAAGCAGGTTTTCAATTTCTCACACGACAACGCTATGGCACCTCTGTTTATGCCATACGACATTATGAGCGAGATCATTGACGACGTAAGGGACAAGACACTGAAATATAAAAACAAGAACCTCAACAACTTCTTTGGACAACTGGACGAGATGCAAAGACAGAAACGCAACAACGAATTAGTCTATGAAACGGAGAAACATAAACAAGGACAAAAGGACGGTAAAGCAGAAATTGAAAGGCTAGATAGAATACGTGGCACTGACATAACAAAGATACTGTCCAAAAACAAGAAAGCATTGGAATGGTGGAAAAGTATTTAAAATCTAATATGTGTATGATACCATGGACCAGTCTAGAGACAAGACCGGGTGGCGAATACAAGCCTTGCTGTATGTACAGGGAGGACTTGAAGGACAGTGCTGGTGTGCCTTTCAACACGAGAAAACATTCCATCACAGAAGTGATGCAGTCAAAGGCAATGGAGGACCTCAGAGAGTCTTTCAAGCGAGGAGAAAGACCCGCTGGCTGTGAAAGTTGTTGGAAAGAGGAGGACGGTGGGAAGACGTCTAAGAGGCAACATATGTGGTACAAGGCTCCACACCTTGGACAGATGCACATAGCACAAGACACCGTCGAGCCGAGATTCGTTGACCTTAAACTAGGAAACATATGCAATCTGAAATGTAGGATCTGTTCGCCTCATTCCAGTTCGCAGTGGGTCAATGACATGATCAAGATAGATCCAACGGGCAAGGACAAATGGAAGGAGTACAACACAAAGGGACTATGGCCACGTGAGGAGAACGTGTTCATGAAGGATTTGGAGAACCACATAGAACAGATACGTTTTTTTGAGATAACTGGTGGTGAACCCCTAATGATTCAACAGCAATTTGATGTCCTTCAAAAATGCGTTGACAAGGGAGTGGCTAAAAACATAGAGATACACTACAACACCAACGGAACACAGTTTCCAGAACAAGCAATAAGAGATATCTGGCCACACTTCAAAAGGCTAGAGATAGCATTTAGCATAGACGATACGGAATCTCGATTTGAGTACCAGAGGCATCCTGCCAAATGGCATGAAGTGAATGATAACATCAACAAGTTCAAACAGGCGGGACTATCAAACTTTTCAATGCAGATCTGTACCACTATCAATTTTTTCAATGTTGCTCATGTTGACGAACTTGCTCACCAAGTGAAAGAATGGAATCCAGATTTTTGGTACATCAATATACTGCATCATCCAGTTGAGTTTGACAGCCAACAGATACCTATCGCGATAAAGCAACAAATAGCCAACAAATTATCAAAATCCAAGATATACAAGAAGGAGATACAGACTGCTATAGATTACATGATGCAAGAACCTGCATACAAGATAAATGATTGGCATTCAAAAGTCCAGGAAAAAATTATGCAGATAGATTCTGTCAGGAAAGAAAATTTCAAACAAACATTTCCATTTTTAAATAGTATGGTTGGAGTATATGACTAAGAAATTTATAGCAGGTGGGTGCAGTTTCACCTTTGGACACGAACTCAGTGACGACGACAAGGGCAAAACGCCAAGCAAGAAGTCATGGGCTCATCTCCTTAGGGAGCATACTACATGGGAGTACGTTTGTGCCGCCAGGGCAGGATCAGGCAACAGCGGTATTGCTCGTAGGGTATTCAATGCTGTGTCATCTTTTGAGACGGATCAGATCGGCGGAGTGGTGGTCATGTGGAGTTTCTTGTCTCGCTATGACTGGGCTATGCCAAGGCACAGGGAACTGGAGGGCACCAGGTGGGCCAGCATATCACCTTGGGACACAGAGACCGGTAACGAGGAGGCATTCAGGCACCTGGCCGGTTCAGAGGGACAACAGGAACAATGGAAGGCACGCAGGGAGACATTCAAAGAGACCGGGGTCAAAGATTTTGCCGAGGCCATATACCGATACGGCGCAAACCAGTACCACGAGACATACCTCAGTTGGAAGAGCATCATCTGGTTGCAGAACATTTTGGAAAAGAAAAACATTCCTTATATGTTCACACTTGCAGACAACACCTTGTTTTACCAAGAGTTCACCCATCACAAGGACCAGGATGCTTTCATGCAGGCACTGTATTCAGAGATTGATTTTACCAAGTGGTACAGTTTTGGTGAGAGAGATATGGGGTTCAACCAATGGGCAATTATGAATGACTATGAACGTGGCACTACACATCCACTAGACAAAGCACACAAAGATGCTACAATGTTAATGTTACCAACTTTTAGAAAACTTATAGGAGACAAGAAATGATCAAATGGTTTAAAAGCATATGGAACAAGATCAAGGAAGAGATCAAGTACAGGAAGAGACTTAAAGAATTAAAGAAGAAAGACCCGTTTATCTACAAGTAAAATGGAAATACTTAACAAAGACAAACTTGTACAGAAACTAGAAGAATGGAAAGGACATCCTTCTATACAGAATCTGATGGATAAATTCAGCAAGTTGCAGTCATACACCAAACAACAGATCAAGGAATCCAAATACGAACTTGTGGAGATGCCATACATAGACTGCTCAGAAGATCCAGTCAGGCCAGAACTGGACCTTGCATTCAGGCAGACATACGGAAGGAAAGTATACGGACTCAAGGACGACGTCGGAGATATAGCGGCAATAATCTGTTTCGCTTTCACAGACGAAGTGCCAAAGACAATAGAGGAAATGGATCAGATGAGTTATGACGCGGCACTCAAAGCGGTGCACAGGGCAGGAGTACAAGGTTCCATAGCGATAGCGTACACAGTATGGGCAAAGAAGAAAGGCGGTGGACGAGCCATAGTGAACGAGGTTTACAAGATGGTCAAGAATTCAAATCATCTTAACAGGTTGGTTACACTTTCTCCACTCACAGACATGGCTAGGAATTTCCACACAAAGAACGGTGCAAAGGAACTGCAAGTGAACGAGACCACACAAAATTTTGAATACGACATCACGTTGGAGGAATGGGAAACTGCCTTAGAAAAAGCAAAAGGTTTCTTTAGAATAAAATGACCTGGTGGAACTGGTACTGTTATAGGTGCAAGTGGAAGGGTGTGGCCAATGAACTCGACAAAGACGATTCGGCAAATGAATGGTACGTCTGTCCAACGTGTAGCAGTGACGACATAGAAGACATGGGTTGGCACGAGGAGCAAGATGAGAATACTGGGAATTAATTGTATGAACCACGATGCCGCAATGGCAGTGGTTGAATACAAGGAGGATAAAGGCAAAATACTCTGGGCCGCACACTCGGAGAGATATTCCAAAGTCAAAAACGATCACTATTTGAATTGGGCGATTGTCAACGAGGCCAACACTTATGGTCCTTTCGACAAAGTGGTATATTACGAGAAGCCTTGGCTCAAGAAAACCAGGCAGTTATACGCAGGGCAGTACAGCGATGCCTTGAGTTACACGGAACTGCCTCAGTGGCACCTGGATCACTTCAACATTAAGATAGACGAGTATGTAAGACACCACGACTCACACGCGGCCGCGGGATACTTCACATCACCTTTCAGTGAAGCAACAATCCTCACAGTGGATGCCATAGGAGAATGGGATACGGTGTCAATATCAACCGCATTGAACAGGACGATCACAAGGCGTGAAACTATAAAGTATCCACACAGCCTGGGAATACTATATTCTGCATTCACACACAGGTGTGGTCTCAAACCCGCCGAAGAGGAATACATCCTAATGGGCATGGCCGCATACGGCACTCCAAAATACAAGGATGACATCTACAACGACTTTGTTGAACAATCACCTTTTAGACTCAAACAAAATTTGCACAGAGGACTGGGAGATTGGCACCCAGAGGCGGACGTGATGGACATTGCCGCCAGCATACAGGCAGTGACTGAAGAGTGTCTTGCCAATCTGTGGCATAGGGCCAGCAAGTACGCATCAAGAAATCTTGTCTATGCGGGAGGAGTTGCGTTAAACTGTGCCGCCAATAGGGTGTTGGCCAATTTGGGATTGTTTGATAACGTATGGATCATACCTAACCCCGGTGATGCTGGATCAAGTGTGGGTTGCATTGCCGCACACGAAAAGAAATTTATAGAATGGGAGAATCCATTCCTTGGACACAACATAGATGGTGAGTATCCTGTGGACAGTTTGATAAAGGAATTGAAGGAGAACAAGATGGTTGGCGTGGCAAGTGGACGGGCAGAGTTTGGTCCTAGGGCACTTGGTAATAGATCACTACTGGCAGACCCGAGGGGTGAGGACATCAAGGATCTGGTAAACTCAATCAAGAAAAGGCAGAAGTTTAGACCATTCGCTCCTGCCATATTAGAAGAGGATGTAAACGACTATTTTGAACTGCCTAAAGGCGTCAAAAACACCCCTTATATGCAATATACAGCGGCGTGTACTGCTGGTAAAGACTTTCCTGCCATAGTACACTACGATAACACTTCTAGGGTTCAAACCGTGCGAAAAACGGACAATCCAGGGTTCCACGCACTGCTCACGGAATGGAAGAAACAGACCGGTTGCCCAATACTACTAAACACCAGTCTCAACATAAAGGGACAGCCAATAGTCAACGACAGGGCGGATGGTAAAGCATTCACAAACAAATACGGAGTAAAGGTACTAGGATGAGATACGTATTAATTTTTTTGTTCTTGGTGGGTTGTGGATTTAAGCCACACTATAATTGCATTCCTTCATCTGAAAAGATAGACGGGATAGAACAAAAAAAGACAGCAAGGCAAGAAGTATTAGACAAAGTAAAAAATTGCATCGAGCAACCTATAATGGGTGTCTCCAAGGAGTTCTAATGATCAAGTTTAGTGGAGTAGACAGGATATACGATTCATACAGTTGGAGGATAACTCGCAGGGCCAAAGAAGTTTGGCGTTCAGGAAACGTGATAAGCAGTAGGCACGTAGAGGGTTCGTTCCTTGACAAGTTTGAGACAGCAGTGGCAAAGTTTGCCAAGAGAAAATACGGCGTGGCAGTAGGCAGTGGTACAGATGCTTTGTACTTTGCCTTGAAGGCAAAAGGCATAGGACCAGAGAGCACTGTGTTGTGTCCTGCCATAAGTTATCTGGCCACAGCAGAAGCAATCAAACGTACCGGGGCAACAGTGCATTTCGTTGACGTGGACAATAAAGGACTAATATCAAAGTTGCCAGACTTTGGATTGCCCGATGCTGTGGTGTACGTTAACCTTTTTGGCAACCTGGCAGATTATGCCACGCTCAAGGAGTATTGTGTCAAAAGGAGAATACCCCTGATAGAGGACGCCGCACAGAGTTTTGGAAGTTACTACAATAATGTGCCAAGTGGAAAACTCGGTGACATAAGCACACTCAGTTTTGCACCAAGCAAACCACTTCCATGTTTTGGAAACGGAGGTATGGTGCTGACCGACAGTGAAGATGAAGCCAACACTATCAGAGGTATGAGATATCATTCGGTAGGTACAGCAAAATTAGATTACGGATACAATTCCTGTCTCAGCAATGATCATGCAAATGTTTTAAATTTTCTTTTGTCAAAATACAACAGTCTTCTGGGCAAGACAAAGAAAGTTAGATACTGGTACGAAACCAAGTTATTAGACCTAGGTATAAGTTCAATACAGACTAGAACTGGAACTGTTTCAAACAACCACAAGTTAGTTGTAAAGGTACAGGACAGAGACGGATTAAGGAAATTTTTAGAGACCAAAGGTGTACAGACTCAGGTACATTACCTACAGCCTATGTCTAAAATGAAAATGTTCGACACAGGACAAGAAATGCCAAATGCTGAGAAATTCTGTATGGATGTGTTATCCCTACCAATTCATCCCTTCTTGAAAAAAGCCGAAGTGCTTTATGTTTGTAGATGCATTGGAGAATACTATGGCATTTGATTGCTTCATAATAGATTTTAAAAATTCAGAGAGTAAAATAAACATAGACAAACTTTCTGGTGTTTTCCCACACGCAAGAGTTATACCATTCGTTGGAAGTTACTTGCAAATTGTGAGATCTGTCTTGAAGGAGTCACGCACACAACACACATGGATGTTGAGTTCAAAAATAGATTACAGTAATTTTGATTTTGATTATATCCCAGAACAGCACCAGGCCTCACAACTGCACGTGTGGAACATCCAAGGGCAAAAAGAGGGAGACACTTTCCTTTTCCCACAAAATTTCTTGGACCAGGATGTAAAGTACCTGCGGGACTACAAGGATGTGAACTATCATTCATATGATGTTGAGTACGATTTTGATTTTTTAGATATACAATACAATCTGCGTGATGTGATAGACAGCCTACCGAAACACAGTGTTCCTAACTGTGCCTACATAAAATATTTAGAATACCCTGATGCAAAAACTATCTATCCTTCTTACTGGGATGATCTCAAGGTGTACATAGATGATACCACTTTTTACATACCCGGCAAGGCACTGGACAGCATCAAGACGCAGGTTTATGACTATCCTCTGCTTTACACTTTGTCTGATAAAAAACAAAAGGATTGCTTTGACATCGCTTTCATTTCAAACGGAGAACCTTTTGAACAGCATAATTTTGATAGGTTGCAGAAGCACATCAAAGAAAAGAATCTAAAAAATCAACTGCATTGGATACGTAATGTTGACGGCAGGACCAAGGCATACAAGAAAGCGGCTGAAACAGTGTCCACTGAATATTTCTATGCCGTGTTCGCAAAGAGCATGGTACGTGAAGATTTCTTGTTTGACTACACTGTTGACAGAGGACTGTCCAGGAGGCACAGGATATTCCACGCAAGATTGAATGAACTAGATCTTGAGTACGGAACTTTCAACATCAATCTTTACAGTAGGTCACTTTGCCTCGAGACACCAGATGACAACATATTGGATTTCACTCTTTCTCAGCCTCACCAGGTGGTAGGAATTGTTGCAAGTGAATCTTTGTTGGCTCCTGATCCCTACACAGCGTGGAAGAATGCGTTCAGAGAAGTGTCCAAACTAGTGTTGTGGCAGAGCAAACGACCAACTGTTGAGACACGTCATAGGCTGAATAGATGGCTTGCCACAGAGAACGAATGGTTGGCCAAGGGTGCCCACGATGGCAAAAGTTTTACAGAAGAATGTGAGTTCGATGAAGAAAAAATTCTAAGGACTTATCTTTGGGATTTCTGTAGAGAAAGGTTTAAATCGTTGTACCCAACGGAAACTTTTTATTAATATCTAGATTATCAAAGTAGAATTGTTGTTTTAGGAACCAATTGATGTAATTGGGTATTCCTTCCTCGATATCTATAGTTGGGTTGAAGTTCAGCATTGTTTTTGCCTTGTCGCTGTTTAGAGTATCTCTGTTTGGATAGAAGTCATCGTGAGGTTTAGTTATTATGTTTCCAGTTCCTAACTTGGACTTTATTATCTCGGCCGCCTCTAATATTTTCCTACCATTACCCCTTGTGCAGTTGAAAGTTTCGTTTATCACTTCATTAGTTGCCGCCAACGAAAAATACTTTGCAACATCTAAAACATTGGAAAAATCCAACTTGTTGTCTGGTCCTTGCACGGTCATGTCACCGGTTGTCAAAGCACCTTTAAGCAGTTGACTTATCACACGAGTGATAGTATCCTTCTCTCCGTACAATGCGGATGGCCTCATTATAACATAATTTAGATCTTTTTCCCTGTGCCATATCTTGCACATTATTTCTCCCTGTCTCTTGTAAGATCCATAGAGTGTGTTGGGTTTTGGTACAACATTCTCGTCTGGTATCTGATTATTGAATTCGCCATAAACCATACTGCTTGATGCGTACACTATCTTTTCTACCTTGTGTTTCACACACAGGTCAAGCACGTAGGCTGTTGCAGTTACCATGTTATTTGTTGCGTCTAACACGTTCCTTTTGACCATTCTTGCGTTAGGATATGTGGCCACGTGTATCACTCTGTCTGGTTTGAAGTCTTCGAATGTTTGTTCCATGAACTGTAAATTTTCTATCTGCCCGATATACTCTTTGTCGGTCTGTGTGATTGCTTTACGTTGGACAAGCACAGGGTAGTATTCCCAATCAGGAAAGGTGTAGTATTGATGGAAACAGTCAACTATGCCAACTGTATGTCCTTCTGATTTCAGTTGTTGGCAGATGTGACTGCCTATAAATCCATATCCGCCTAATACTAAAATTCTCATAATGTTTTATTGTATACTAGATGAAAAGTTTCTGCAACCATATCTGGACCAATGAAACTACCCCTATATTTGTTGTAGTCGATGATTGTGTTTATTTGTGCGTCTGAGAAATAGGAATCATAGCATCGCAGTGCTTGTATTTTTTTATCTACATACTTTGTGATGTCCACATAGAGATTTGCCTGAAAGTTATTGTAGTGCAGATTGTATGGTGGTTCATCCATACACCAGAACTGCTTGAAGTTTTTCCTTGCTATGCTTCTCGCCACATCATAACAGACACGGTGATCTTGATGGTGGTCCTCACGCCAGTGCGAGATCAAGATATCGTGATCTTTTGCAATTTCTTCAGCATACGATATGAGATTGTTGTTCAGCACCAAGTTGGGCCTGCCGTTATTGTGTAAAGGTGTGTCATAGATCTGCACGTCCATTTCTAATAGTGAAGCACTTGCATCTAGTTCTCTTTCAACTATGTGCTTTGACCTTTTGATGTTATTTTCAGCGGACGGTTTAACCAATATCAGGTTAGTGACCATTCCCCCATGTGCTTTGATTTTGGACACTAGTCCTGCGCACCCCATCTCTAAATCATCAGGATGTGCTGTGATAATTAGGAACTTCTTATCGTAAATCATCTCTTAAATGTCTTTGCCATGAGCAGTGAAGTCTTTGATTCCATGTCTTTTTTCAATCTAGGAACGTCAAACTTCAACTCCACTGAGCTTATCTTGATATAATTGGTCTGTATGGTCTTCTTTAGAAATCGTGCTATTTGATCTTGCTTTTTTGTTTTTAATTCTTTTTGTATGTCGTAGTGTATAGTGACGTTATTTTTGAGGATGAGATTTATATACATCAGGTACTTGACCGGCATGTTCTGGAAGTGTAAACCATCCAGTACCTCCGGCCATTCCTTGACGAAGTCCTTCGTCAACTGTACCCAACTGCTATTCTTTGGCGGTTGTTTCTTTGGCATCTGCCTTCTTAGGTGTTGCCTTCTTCTTGGCCGCTTTAGGTTCCGTTGCTGGTGCGTCTGGGTCCTTCTGTGCCAGGTCATCCACCTTCACGCCACGCTCCTTGGCTATCATCTCGTTCAACTTGTTCAACAGGATCTTTCCATCCTCTTTTGCACCATAAGTGACCATTATATCCTTGGTCTTGAACTTCTTGATGTAGTTGTCGTTGTGAAGCATCGCTAACATATTCGTCCCGTCTGGGAATGTCTGTCTGCTGGCGAAATCCGCGAACTCGTCCGCTTCCTGTCCGCCATCTGACTCGACAGCCTTCATTAAAGAATTGTGGTATAAGTCTGGTAGGAACTTTGTACCAACTACTAGGCAGTTGTCCGCCTCACCTGGTACCGTCCTATACATTATAACAACCTTTGCCTTGGACTCGTCCGCTAACTCTCCAATGTGTTTGAAGTGTCTCTTTGGACCTGTCTGTGCGTCACCAGTCTGTCCTGTATTGTCACCCATCGGCATAGCCTGGTTGTTTACATTCATTAGTGTTGCCATTTTATTTTCCTTCCGCAGTCGCTGGTGCTTCCGCTTTCTTGTCTCCGGCCTGTTCTTCCTGTGGTGCCACCTTGGCCAGGAAGGCCTGTAGTTTGTTGTATAAGAATCCTACACCTGCCATCTCATTGGCCTTGAACGCACCCCTTGTGGATGCCACGTCAAGTATGGTAGAAAGATTCTTCAAGTCGCCTATCGACAATGCAGTAGGATCCGGTTGTGGAGCCTGTTGCCCTGCTGGTGCCTGTTGCGGTTGCGCCGCCGCGGTAGGTTTGGCAGTTGTCTTGGCAGTCTTCTTCAAGTTCTTTTTCTTGGTTGCCATTTGTTATTTTCTCCTATTAATCGATTAATATAATATACGTATATTATACTATAAATTAATTATGGTGTGCAACGGTTATTTTTGATAGTTCTGAGCAACACCACTAAGAGCAAAAAGTGTAAGGTCACCGGGTTGTTCGAAACCTAGTACAGTGACTGATCTTGATGTGTCATTTTGGAAAATTACATCTTTGGTTATAGAAAACCTGCCATGGCAGTTTTCATAAATCCATTTACGCATTTTTTCCACATCAGCCTCGTGTGCCTTTACCACAGTGTTCACAAAGTGTGGTGGTAATATATCAAGTTCTCTTTTGAAGAAATTATTTGGATTTATCTTCATCAAGCACCCCAAACATCGTCATACATTGGTGGTTCTTGTTTGTCTGGTTTCATTGTGTGTCTTTTGCCATGAAACTGTTTAAATGTATAATATGATGCAAATATGATCGCCACGTGACCTGTAAACAAACCTAACCATATTCCAGTTTGCATTGTTCCCCATATGTAAATGGTAAAAGCGGTAGACCAAACGAAACTCAAAGTCAATAGTATTTGTAGTCGTACAGTTTTTGGCAACGCACGGAAATCATTTTTACTATCGTCAAACAGAATCGTTGCGGTATCGATTATCCAGTTTCTTAGGCATTTGACTTTTTCAAGTTTACCCGAGTATGGGTTCGTGTTTGGAAAGAGCATCATGTCAGATAACTCCATAGTGCTATGATCAATAAGCCAAAACTTAATATAGATATGGAAACTTCATTCAAGAACCAGTCCTTAAATGTTTCCCATAATAAAGATATTAATTGTCTGTTAATCATTGTATTGCACTGTCATTCCGAAAGGAGCCTCTATGTCTCTTTCGTATGGATTGTTGATTAAGAATATAGTGTCGCAATAGTCCTCGTCACCCCAACTGTCAAATGGCCAACCATCTGTGAACATCACGAACTTCTTGGGCTCTATGCCGTTGTCTTTCATATATTTCCAGTTGCATTCGAACTCTGTACCACCACCTGAACCAAGTTTGTAGTCTAACAACTCATCTGCGTTGTCGGGTGTAAACACCACCGGGTTGAATACTTCCGTGTCAAAACTCCAAAGATGTATCCTGAAATCCTTGTATTGGTCCATAATGTTTTTGACTTCTGTCAGGAACTCCTTACACTGTTCGTTGCTGATTGAACCACTGGCATCAAGTGCCAAGCATATGTCGATCATCTCGTCGTTGTTCTGCCCCGGCAGTATGGCAGAAGTGTGCCAACTCTTCCTGCTGGGTCTCATCCAAGTGTAGTCACTTTTAATAGTGCTCATTATCTGTTGTTGCAAGATCTCTCTCCAGTCCATCTTGGGCTCTGTAAGGTCCTTGACCAGTCTCTGTAAGGCACCTGGTAGGTTACTGGCACCTGTTGATTGTGCGGCACTCACCATTGCTTCTTTTACTTCATCTCTAATCTTCTTAAGTTCTTCTTTGGTGTACACAGGCTTGCCACTCTTGCCACCTTTTTTATCATCTCCTTTGCCATCACCTGCGCCTTCGTCCTTGCCCCACTCCTGGTGGTCGTCCATCAGTTCACCAAGTTTCTCTAAAAACTTCTTGCCATTCTTCTTGGCCTGTTTGAACAAGTCATCGTAAATTCTCTCTGACGCCCAGTCCTTGTACTTGTCATCCTGGAAGCCTTTGTTCTCACCTTTTGCGCCTTTGGGCATCTCACCGATATTTGAATCTTTCAATATCTGGTTCACGGCATAGTCCGCCGCTATGTTCCAAAGTTGTGGATCCCTGTCACCAATTCTTACAAGCATATGTTCGAACACGTTGTGAAGTACCTCGTGTCCAAACAAGAACTCTGCTTCTCTAGGGTTTAGGCTGTCTATGAATTTGGTGTTGTAGAAGAAGTGTCTACCATCTGTGCCCGCAGTCGGACACCAGTCGTCTGCATTTACAAGTTTAAGTCTAGTTGCAAGGTTGCCAAAGAAAGGATGTTTCAGTAGCAGTGCGATCCTCGCCGTTACCAGTTTGTCTACGATCTTCTGTTCCCTATAATCCATTATTTAGACTCCATAGCAGTTATGACATACTTGCCAAACTTCTTATGGAACCTATCAAATGATTTCAACTTGCTAGGATCGAACGGAAGTTTGTAGTTCGTAAGTGCGATCTTGGCACCCATCACCACAAGTTCTGTCTCGAAGTTGTCCATCATATAGTTAAAGAACCTGTCAGCCATCTCGTTCCACTTCTTGTCCTTCTTCTCGTGTGCCTGTTGTAGTTCGTAGCACAACGAAACAGTCAGTGAGTACATCGCTGATATTTCTTTTGTTTTAAGATCTCTTACCTTACCGCTCAGTATATCAGACGGGTTTGGAAGTTGACCGCTAACCTTACGATGATTCATAAACTTAACGGCCAATCCCTCTCCTACGCAACCTGCAACGAGGTCAGTGAGCGTACTTTCTGGCAGGTCGTCTGATAGAAGTTGGCTTACGAAACTCCACGATCTTGGAGTTGCGAATGATCTGCTTGATCCTCTAGGATCGAAATCATATAAATCTTGTTTGGCGAATGTGCAATAACCCACAACGTCTGCGTGGACCTGTCTGTCAGTTGCCCATTGTAACCAGTCCTCGAAGTCCACTCTCAATTCGATGTGTACGAATCTGTTGGCCAAAGGAGCCGGCATCCTGTATGTGACACCCTTGTCTGAATCTCTGTTACCCGCCGCCACGATCGAAACGCCTTCTGGTAGAACATACTGTCCTACTCTTCTGTTTAAGATAAGTTGATAAGCCGCCGCCTGTACTGCCGGCGCCGCCGAGTTCAACTCGTCCAAGAAAACAATAGCATTTGATTTAGGATCAGTTGGCAATTCTGCCGGACTTGCCCAAACCATGTTGTTCTCTTTTGAATTGTAATATGGAATACCCTTGATATCTGTTGGCTCCCATAATGGAAGTCTGATATCGATCACTTCTCTTTCTTCTGTGTCTGCGATCTGTTTCACGATGTCGGACTTACCAATGCCTGGTGCTCCCCACATCATTATGGGTCTCTGTAATTTGATACAATGTGTTAATGCTGATTTTGCCTCGTTAGGTGAGACTGTTCTATTTTGACTGCCTATTGCCGTCTCTTTGTTTTTGTTTGCTTTTGCCATTTAGTACACTCCTGTTTAAATGTTTATAATATCATTATAACAGAAATGTGTTATACGTCAACCTGGCGAAAAAGTCGCTATTTTATTGACTTTTTTGAGAAATATTTTGCAAAATTTCCTATATAATCTGTGATTTTTATGCCTCGTCTTTGGTCCAATTTGGTAACAAAATCCAAAGTTTCCTGTTTTTTCTCTATTTTATTGTTGGCAACGAATGTTTTTGTGAGATTTTTCAGGACCAGAATAAATTTCACATCAAATTTAGAAGATGTGTTTGCTATGAATTTTTCAATGTCTGAGATAAACTGTTTTTTCAACTCGTTTGGAGCAAAAAAAGGGTTGAGGGCATCTCTGCTTGTAACGAAACTCAGGCTCAATCCCAAATTTTTACCAACTGATTTAAATTCTTTGTGCATTTGCTCTATCCAAGCAAGGAACTTGTCGAAGTCGATTAATGATAAAGTTTGCAGGGTTATCTGTAGTGAGGCTTGTACAGGTTTGTTTTTCAATGATAGTAAATTTTTTTCTAGCACATGAAAGTTGCTTGGGTATCTTATGTAGTTGTTGATGTCTCCGTGTTGATCTATGCTCACGTTTAGGTTTGTGTGTTTGAAATGATCAAGCAGTTGGTAGAATCTATTGTTGACATTGGTCAGATTGCTGATGCAATCAATGGTGATATCTTTCGCCCGTCCGTTGCTCACCAGTTTTTCAAACAGGTATTGGAACTCTGGCATAATGCTGGGTTCGCCTCCCTGTATCGTGATGTGGCGCAGTTTGTCAGACATTGATATCAGTTCATCAATCTCGCTTTTCTCGATTCTTAAAACTTGCTTTTCCTCTCCCAGTTCCTTGGCCCACTGCGAACTTCTCTCAGGACCACACATCACACATTGTAGATTACAGAAGTTACTGAAGTCAAGGTCCAGTGCCAAAGGTGTGTCCTGTTGATCCCAGTCTTTGTACACTGAGTTGTAATGACTCCGCAGGCTTACTTTACCTTGTGCTTCTGCCTTATAACATGATTTACAGGCATCCACTAATTCCCCTTTTAACATTTTTTCCCTTACCGATTTCATGAAATCTCCATTCCAGAATTGCTTAGGGGTGGTGTTTGATAGTGGTTCAGAATTACAACACAAGGTGTTTCCTCTGTGCGCCGCTTGGAATCCGACAAACGGCATCTTACAGAAAGACTTATTCATTTTTCTTTTCATCCATCTTACTCATTGCACGTGCCAGTCCGTATTTTGTAATGTCACCTGCAAATAGCATCAGTTGGAGAGCCATTTTTTCCATGCTTACTATTATTTGTTTCTTGTCAACGTAGTAAGGACAGTCAACAAATTCATCAAGCCAAAGATATGTCTGTGGTGTGAATATAACTTTGGCAGGAAATTTAATTGTGTAAAGTTTGATGTCCAACTTTTCCAACATCAGCAATCCTGGTTTTGTTAGGCGCAATGATCTTGCCTGATAACTTTCCCTCACGTTCTGCCACCAAGTGTAGTAATTGGTTTTTATACTCTCGTCGTGTGTGGGTTGTTCCAACAGTTCAAGGAAGGTCCGAGTGTAGGCTGTCTTACGATCCATAGTAATGTTAATTATCTAGTGAATTTGTCGCCGGTTTTTAAAAGATACACACCAAACTTGTCGGTGTTGTGTTGTGCGTTCAATTTCTTGGCCAGGTTCTCTGCGTGACCTGGGTTTGAGAATGACACCTTCTTGTATTTTGGACCAGGGTAGTTGGCAACCAAACTTGATGATTTCAAGTTGATCGGTTTACCGTCGTAGAACACCGCCCAGATGCCCTCAGCCGCCAGGACTTCGTCCATCTTGTAGGTGGTCTTGTTACTGTGTTGTAGCAACACTGTGGGTTTTGGTCTGCTCATAATTGTAAAAATATACAACTATATTTACCAGAAATTGTGTGCGTTATTTTTAAGAGTTGAGTACTAGACCTTGGTATAGGTATCCTTGTCGGATCAAAGAAGCCACATCTGTTGTATCCGTTGGACTTGCTAGGTGCACTGCTGACTGCTCGTCCACGTGATCCCATTTTGACAGGCCAAAACGGTCTAAGAAATCTTGTCTGAAAGGATAAAACCAATCATCAAATTGTTTTGGTAGTGGAGAAGGGTGGTAGGATTTAAGGCTTATAAACCAATCTGGCTTAAAGGTGTAGTGTGCTACCATGGTTTTGTCAAGGTTCTCTTTTGTTGCTGTCTCCTTGTCATCCCAACATTCACTAGGACGTTTTCCTGATTCAGCGAATCTCAAATAGATGTTGTTTTTAATAATTCTGTCAGCATAAAATTGGTTACAGGGAAATCTCTTATGCAATGGAGCGGATGCTCTGCTGTATGTGATCTCGTGCATTTGATCTTCGTGCATGGGTGTGCCGGACATCTTTCTTTCCACCCTGTGTATGGCCTGATGAAATTCATACATTATTTCACAGTCTTGTATTCTAGAAAGCCGATCTGCGTTATCCATGTATTGCCTGTGTAGACCGTTCAACACTTTCCTGTCTATGTGGCCAATATCTATTGGTTCGATGCCTGCGAAGTCACAATAAAGAGGATAACTTATGTCCAGATCACGCGGTTCTTTTCTGTGCGAATCAAATGGATGTGGCTCCACATTTTTTAAATGCTTCATTGCCTTGATCCAGAGGTCGGCCACAGGGTTATCCTGTAACTCATAAGTGACTTGCTTTTTTTCCGCTGATGAGTTGGCCAGTACTAGGTCGAATGTTATGCTATTCTTTTGGCCCAAACGTTCCTCCATCCATTTCAATGCTCACGGTTTGAGCCTCTTTGGCACTCTTAAGTGCTTCGATTATCTCTTCTTGAATGGTGACCATACGGGTCATGACCTGGCTCAGTGAGTCCGCCAGTTGATCCGCCTCTTTGGCTGGTATCACTATCTGCCTCTCGCCTTTCTGGCGTAGGGTTCTGATCCTACCTATGAGGTCCTCAATTGGTCTTGTTTGTATCTTGGAATTGTTTGACTGCATTGTTTAACACCTGTTGCATTTCTATTTTTGTCTTCATTGGTCCTTTAAATTCGTATCTGGAAAGTGTGATCATTTTTGGACAGTATGCTTTCCTCCAACCCTTCTCAAAACATATGATGTAGTAACCTGCACAGAACTGGCTCTTGCTCTTTGGTGTCTTTGTGTACACTGGCAACTGCTTCTGCACGTCAAACATTGGATTGTAAGGGTGTTGGCTACAAGGGTAACCGTGTACGTCAAAGTTGTCCGTCTGCACTTCTTCCTCGGGTTTGACCATATTTGACGCATCAAATATGTTGAATCCAAATCGTGTGAACAGGCTCTCCTGCGTATGGAACACTTGCCTCTTGTCTTTCTTGCTGAGGAATATCCAGCCGTTGTCGTCCTGTTTAGAAAGGGTACCTAACTTCTCACCGTTTTGCTCGACAATCCAGAACTTGTCCTTGACCAATGTTTTTGCTCTCACCGTCATACTGTTAACCTCGCATTAAAAGGCTCTACGTAAAGTTGAGCCTGCTCACTAATCTTATTTAGGTCGTACTTGGAGCAGAACCTCATGAATCTGATTCCGACCTGTCCCACGTTCTTGTTCTCTGCTTTTGCCTGTGCTATCGTTTGATCTAATTCCTCGATTATAGCCTCTGGCTGTGCGTGTAGATCAACTAGTAATCTATTCCTCTCGTAATCTTCCAGTACTCTATGCTCGTTGCCGTCGTGATCAACCCACTTGCTCAACATAAGGTTGTTCCACGTGTAGCCTTTCTCGTGCCTGTCCGCGAATGCCTCTTGTAAGCCTATCTTGTTCTTGGTGCCCTTTGTACGCACACCTGGGTATGCTGAGAATATGTTGTCCGAAGGATCACCCCTCATGGCCTTCTCGAATATCATCCACTCCGTGTCTGGCGCTGGCTTTGGTGCTTTCAATTTCTTGTCTACGACAGGATCGCCCTTCTTGTCGAACCAACCCTCGTGTGTGAGTGTGATCTCAGTCACGCCGTTGTACTGTTTGACATTTGGCCCAACCAGTTGATTGAGATCCTTGTCCGTGCTTATGATAACGTGTTTCTCGTCTGGGTGCTTGTCTATCCAACGTGCTATCAAGTCGTCCGCTTCTGTCCTTGCGTTACGCAAGACAGTCACATTGGTCTTGGTCTTGATGAAATCACAGAAGTCGTCATAGCACTCCCAGAAAACCTCGTTCTCTTCTTTTTCGGCTTCTGTCATTGCATCAGCCATCTCTTTTCGATTCCTTTTGTATGGTGCGTAATGATCCTTACGCCAACTTCTACCCTCTAGACAGAACACCACGTGAGTGCCGTCAAAATCCTGCCAGGCTTTTTTTATAGAATTCATCATGATGTGAATGGCCATTCCGATCTTCTCGGAAGTGTCTCCCCTGATCACGTGTCGTGCCCTGAAGAAAGTGTTGGCTGTGTCTACAAGTATGTGTGCCATTAGGACACCTCTGTCTTGCCGTCGTCTCTCCTGTTGATCTGTACGTAGCCAGATCCAGTGACGTCTATGCCCTGTTCGTTGCCTATTGTTCTACACAATGTCTGGAACCATCTGTCCACGATCTCTTCCTCGGTCTGACCTTGGTATCCTGACTGTCGTAGCATATTGACGAACTCGTCATTCCAGTCCAATTCAAAGAAACCGTTCCTTGGATTCTCGGGATTGACATTTAAGTTGAGAACTTTAACCATTGGCTCTTCGCTCTTCTTGGCCTTCTTGCCAGTCTTTTTCTTCAGTGTGCTTTTTGTTGTTTTCTTTACCTTCATACTAATATTATATACTATTTCTTCAGTTTTGCCAAGTGATATGGATTGGGAATACCATTGAAAGTTGGTAAATTAGGGTTCATTGCTTTGTACTCCTGGGGATAGCACTCGAGCCATTGGCATATTTCTTTAGTTGATTGGAAAAAATAATTGGTCAAGGGCACGGTGATGAAGTCATAGTTTTTCTCTATCCAAGATGCAAGGTAGGCCTGCTCAACCGTTTCTAGTTCGCTGATGTCCATATCCTGCTTGTTCTTTATATGATCTATGGCATTGCTTGTCCTGTGTTCTGTTGCCAATGGCGGATATTTTGAACGGAAGATGTCGTAAATTGTGAAATCTGGAATATCCAACTGCAAATCAAATTTCTTATCCAGTGCCTTGATTGTCTCTATAAATTTGTCTTTATTCCACATATGCGATACAGGAAATTCGAAACATTCTGCGGGTTTGTTATTACGCATAGCTCTATCGGCGACTATGAATCCGTTCTGTTCGGGATCCAGGAATGACTTCTTGTAGAAGTCACGCATGATAAATCTCGGAATGTTCTGTGTCGTGAGATCTAGGTTGTACATCTCGGCACACTTATCTGCCCAGGGAAACACTTGTAAAAAGTCTGCAGTGGTTTCTACATTTTCTTTGTTTGTGTCCACATTTAGATCTCCTGTACGCATAGTCACCGCACGTTCGATGTTTAACAAGTCTTCTGTTTCAACTGTGATCAACACATGTCGTTCGTGAGTGTTCATAAAAATATCTTTTCCGTTCTGCAAATTATGCCAGTCTGGAAACTTGCCAGATAACATTTCTTTTTTAGCGTGTGACGTGCCTGCCTTTGTGAAAGGCAAGTGTGTGATTTCAGGTGTACGTCTAGAAAATTTATCTAGGAAGAAACTGAGGAAACGTCCGTGCGTACCTCCCTGATAGGTTATGTTGGCTATGTTCCCCATTTGTTACCAAACAGGTCCACGTGCAGTCTCGGTGAATACTTGAAACCATTTGCCATTGCCATGTCTGCCACCTGGCCTGCCGTTTTGGCCTGTCCTTCTTGGGTCGCTCCCACTGCCATCAGATAAATGTCTGCGTCCACGTTGGCCTTGTGGTATGCGTCCCTGGCCCTGTTCACTTCGTCCAGATCCTGCTCATCTTGTACCACGAATTTGAAATACAGATGTGTGTTTGGTATCTCTGCGTACTGTCTCGCCACATCTGGTCTTATGGCCTTTTCCCACGCCTCTCCAGATATTGAAAGTTTTGGTGATGTTGACCAAGTTATGTGTACTGGTTCTTTTGTGTAGTCACCCGACACTAGTCCTTGCAAGAACTTGTCGAATCCCTCTTTGAATGGTTGTGTGCAATTTGTTTCTATTGTGATGTTTTTCAAGTCATTAAATTCTTGTTGCCTCAACAGTTGTTGGGTCTCCCTTTGCCACAGCATTGGTTCGCCACCTGTGATAATAAAGTGTACGTCTTGTCCGTTGTCACAGGTCCACTTGTTCTGTGGGGTGTAGGCAGTGACGTCCTTGGCTATCTTGTCAATGCTGTCCCAACTGACCAGATGTTTGTATCTGCTCGCCCAACTGGCACTTGCATCACATCCTATCTCGACCACAGGTAGTTCACTCACGTGTTTCACGTCTGAGAGGTCCTGTGTGGCGTATGGCATCTCTTCAGGCTTCAACCATTTTGATTTGTCTCTGCCCTGTCCAAATCCGTGACAGTTAAAGTTACAACCAAACACCCTGAAAAACACAGATGGAACTCCCACGAATCTGCCCTCGCCCTGCACACTGTAGAATACTTCTGAATATCTTATTTTTTCCATATCTCTGGGTCTATGTTTTTTGTTGCTTCGACTATATCCTTTATTGTATATGACTCTTCCGATTTTGTCAATGTCTGGTTATTTAGGTCGTCTGGGAAGTCTCTGTACAGGAAGTGCTGTATAGTGTCCACGTCTACGTATTGGTTAAAACCAACGTGTACTTTGTCAACATTTTTGTCAGCCACAGTGATTGTCATAGCATCATCCAACTGTTGCATGTTCTCAAACTCCATGTCTATCCTGAACTCTGGTAGGTCCATAGACCTAAATCCAAGTTTCATTCTTGTAATCCTGTATGTGATCATCTTGTTGTGTTCAACAAGTTTGTCAAGGAACAGTTTCATCTTGGCCACGAATTCGTGTGCGGTTATATTTTCTTTATGGTCCGCGTATATTGTGTATATGTTAGCCAAAGTAATCCTCCTGTGTGCCTTCTCTATAAAGATCTTGTGTTATGCAGTGTACTCCGCCATCCCAGAAGTACTGGTGCCTGAATTTGAATATGATAGGTTCAACTTTATGTTTCTTGAAGTGTTCAAAAACTTCTTTGTTGTGGTTGTGAACGATCACTGTGTTCTGGTCTAGGCTCAACATGTTGACATCAAATACGGTCTCTTCAACGTAACCCACCCAATTGTCTAACCAAGTGTTCACAAAATGTATAAGTTGGTCATTGTGCTCCTCGCCTTTTAGCCACCACTTGCCTCCTACTTTGTCCTTGAGATCAAGAAAAGGACTAATATTGTTCCAACAGTTTTCAGGAAGATAAAGCACGTCCCATCCTGGAAAGTTCTCTTTGTAATTTTGTATTCCATGCAGTGTCACGATACATCCTGGACGCACCACACAAAACACGCCGTCACTGTGATATCCCCTGTGTGAAAGATGCACTCGGAATCCTTCTTCCTCCCATTTTCTCTTGTACTTTTCCACTGTGTCCTTAGGAGTTTGTGCCTGTATGTCCCAAAATATGTCCTTGCCTACACGACTGATGTTGGCAGTTGATATAGATCCCGGGGTACCGTTTTCAATTACCATGTCTTTCCTGGCGATCTGTTTGAGAACATCGCTATACCCTTCGCTCTGTGCACCTATAGAGTAGAACTTCTCGCCAATCACAGCAAAATGATCTCTTGGTTGCACTGGTGGTCGATAGATGTTTTTCAATGACTTATATTTTCCAATATCCAAAAAACTCCTGTAAGTTTTGACCTCTGCATCATGCAGGATTTTTTCAAGTTTTTGATAATCTTCTTCGGTCTCTTCTGCTATACGTTTAAGGGGGTCCATTATCTTGTCATTCTTGTATATGTCAAGATCACGAAACCATTCGATCTTAAATCCAGATCCTATCCAACAGTGTTTTAATGGATCAAATGTAGCATAACCTTTTATGGGTATTGTATCAGCCAAAGTAGTCCTCCTGTGTGCCTTCCCTGTACAGGTCCTGTGTGATACAATGTATTCCGCCGTCCCAGAAGAACCTGTGTCTGAAATTACACACTACAGGTTCGACCTTGTGTTTCTTGAAATGTTGGAATACTTCTTTGTTGTGGTTGTTGCATATGATGGTGTTTTGATCTATGCTCAGCATGTTCACATCAAACACCGTCTCTTCCACGTAACCTACCCATTCGTTGAGATAGGTGTTGACAAAGTGTATGAGAGCATCATTGTGCTCTTCTCCTTTGAGCCACCACTTGCCAAAGTTTTTGTCCTTCATTTCTACAAAGCCATCCATGTTGTTGATGTTTGCCTTTTCAGGCAGTGTACATACGTCCCACCCTGGGAATTCTTTGGCGTAGTCCTGCACATTTTCTAGTGAAACAATACATCCGGGTTTCACAACACAGAAAATACTATCGCTGTGATATCCCCTGGTGGTGAGATGCACACGGAACCCTTCATTGGTCCATAGGTCCACATATTTTTGAACAGTCTCATGCGGGGTTTCTTGTTGATCTATGTCCCACCAGATGTCCTTGCCAACACGGCAAATACACGCAGTACTGATACTGCCTATGGTGTTTTCAATGACTATGTCGTTCCTTTCTATTTGTTTGAATATGTGGCTGTAACCTTTCGTTCCGCCACCTACAGCGTAAAACTTTTCTCCGATCACACCAAAATGATCCCTAGGCATAAGCGTTGGTTTGAAATAACCTCTTTTATTCATCTTTCCAAAATTTTCAATATCCAGGCTTGCCCTGTGCACCTGTACATTGGCATCCTTTAGGACCTTTTCTATCCCCTGCAGATCCTCTTCGGTCTCTTCTGCTATCCTTTTGAGGGGGTCCATTATCCTGTCATCCTTGTATATGTCCAGATCATGGAACCACTCGGGGTCAAAAGACGACCCTAAGATGCAGTGCTTCAGCGTGTCGAAAGTGGCATACCCTTTGATAGGAATCATGCTATTTCCTTTTTGGCTTGTCTAATCTTACTACCTTACCGTCTGTGTCTTTTAGATAACCGGTGTTCTCCCTCACTATGTCGTTGTGTGAGAAGTTGGCCCAGTAAAGCTCAAACGCCACACCGTCTTCCATGCCCTCGAACGTATGATATGCGCCAGGCTTGACTGCTGTAAAGTCTCCGGGTCCTAGTATAGTTTCGTCAATTAGGTCGTAGTCGTTCTGCCAAACCCTGATCTTCATCTGTCCTGACACAACATAGAATCCATTCCACTTCCATTCGTGTTTGTGCTTGGAGCAGACGCCACCTTTCTTGTAGTCTATCCTGTGGAACTCGCATGAACTGTTGGCTAGTATCAGTTCGGTTTGTCCCCAAATCTTTCCTGCCTTGTTTCCCATAAATTTTATACCTTCCTATACTTGTATTATATAGGGTATTTAGATGAGTTGTCAATGGGGGAGAAAAAACTCCCCCTAATGATCTATTTTTTCTTCTTGCCAATGACCTGTAGCCTGTTCAATAGCACACCATATGCTGGTAAGAATACTATTAGACCAACCACAATTTTAGTCAATGTGTTGTTTTGAGCAACCACGTGCCAGTTTGCACCGATCCACGATAGGTTACCTTCTGCATCCAACGATCCCGCGAAGGCCACATAAAAGAACGAGTATGTGTCAATTATGTTTGCCGCGATGGTTGAAAGTGCCGGTGCCGCCCACCAATTGTCAGATCTTTCTCTGATTGCTTGGAAAACGTACACGTCAAGCATTGTACCAATTGCGTATGCTGTACCAGATGCGAATCCCACCCTGTATGCGTGTGGATCGCCCAGTGCCAACAATACAAGTACTGATGCCACGATAGCCGGAATCACAGCCATTGCTACAACGGCCCTTCCCGCTTCTTTGCCGACTAACCTGACCGTCAAGTCAGTTGCGACTACTACGATCGGAAATGTGAATGCCGCCGCCGCAAGTGGGAATGATCCGAATAACGGAAGGTCCGCGCCTGGGAACAGATCAAATCTGATCGTGACTAGATAGTTCGACACAGCGATAACGAGTGTGTGAAGAATTACTAGATTTCTTACAAGTGTCTTGTCAACACCTGCTAGTAGTGATTTAAACATTAATCCTCCTTAAGGTTTGTTTAATGTATCAAAATTTTAGCAGATTTTGGGGGGTAAGGTCAACACAACCTTTGGGTTATTTGTCCCACTCTTCCCAAGGGAAAACTATCCAAGCGGGCACCTCGTCCTTGTTGATCTGGTAACCGTGGTAATCCATTTGTACTTTGCTAGGTTTATTGTTGATCAGTGCGGCAAATTTGATCCTCTGGTCGTGCTTGCCGAAGTTGTCTAGTATGTATTGGAATGTTGCTCCTGAATCATTTATATCATCTATGATCAAGATCTTTTTCTGGAACGCGAATGCTTTTTCTAGAGTTGCTAGGTTTGGTTTGGCAGTATGGTCCCTTAATCTTATATCTAATACTTCGTGTGGAGTGTTCAGTCTATGAGAAAGATACACGCCCGGGATACATCCACCTCTGTTTATGCCCAAAATGATGCTTGGCATCCAATTGGAATGCACCATTTTATCTTCTATTTGGATCAGTGCGTTACGCATCTGCCCTGTTGTGAAATAATTTTTTTTGACTTCGCTCATATACCAAAATAATAGTTTGTTAATCCTAGGATCAAAAGTGTGACCAGTACAACGTTCAACACCAATAGTGCCCTGTCGTGCCAAAGGTATCCCACCCAGGCCCAACCCAGTGTGCCAAACAATCCGAACCACATATCGACCTGGGGCATAGTGCCAACACTCCTGGCCACAGTGGCGAAAAGTACCAAGAACACCGATACCCATTTCACGTACCAGGAAAGGTCTCCCTTGGGCGTGACTTTCTTGTACACCCTGGATGAGTTCAGTGCTTTGATCTTGTCATCTAGTTTTTCTTTTATAGGTTCTATGTTAGCCAATTGTGTACCTCTCGTATACTTTGTTGATGTTGTTTTCAACTCTAACGAACGTTGCACATTTTGGCATGTCTTTCAGCCTTCTGGCACCGATGTATGTGGCGGCACTCCTAACTCCACCCAGTATGTCCTCCACTGTTGGCTCTACTGGTCCTCTGTACGGCAGGCTGATCCATCTGCCTTCGTTGCCTCTGTATCCGTCTTTTCTCTTACCGTGCTTTTCACGTGCCCTGTCTGAGCTCATTCCATAAAACTCGATCTTGCCATCCTTTGGCTCCTGTTCCGACTCGTCGTGTCCGGCCAGCATTCCGCCTATCATAACGGCGTGTGCCCCGCCACCGAACGCTTTCGCTATGTCTCCAGGAAATACACAACCACCGTCTGCCATTATGTGTCCATCGACACCATTAGCCGCGTCAGCACATTCAACTATGGCTGAGAATTGTGGCACGCCTATTCCGGTCATTGTCCTTGTTGTGCAAACTGATCCAGGACCTATCCCGATCTTGACCATATCAGCGCCATTTATAATTAATTCTTCAACCATCTCTGGTGTCACAACATTCCCTGCAACAATGACCTTCTCTGGGTAATCGTCCCTGACCATTTTTATGAAATCAACGAAGTTTTGGTGGTATGCATTAGCAACGTCCACTGTGATCATTTTCACGTCTGGAAAACTTTTCAAAACGTCCTGCATGTTTTTGTAGTCAGCCGCCTCTGGATCCCATATCTTGTTGGTGCCTGTGCAAACTGAAACACTCTGCAATCTCAATCCTGACCCAACTGCCTGTCTCCATTGGTCTATAGTTGTGCTTTTTGTAATAACTGTCATCATCTTGTGCTCTTGTAACACTTTGGCCATTGAGAATGTACCAACACCGTCCATGTTTGATGCGAATATTGGAGTGAAATTCATGACCTTGCCTGAATTTCTGAAAGTGAACTTACGTGTCATGTCAACATCACGCCTACTACTTAGAGTAGAACGTTTTGGTTCCATCAATACGTCATCAAAATTTAATTTTATATCTTCTTTAATCCTCATTTTCTTTTTCCTTTGCTTCGCACATCTTTTTTACACTCAGGTAGTGTTCCCAAGCCTGTTTAAGTGCAGGATACTTGCCCCTTAATGCTTCTTCGTTGTCATAGGTGACATCCAAATCACCAAAACTCCATTGCATTCCGTCGATTGAAACCGATTCGGTTGCGGCACCTGTGTTAGATGGATAGTCCTGATCTTCAGGAAACAACCAATTGTCCATGTGATCTGGATCTTTTTTATCCATGCCCCTTCATACTCATACAGATTTTGTAAAACTCGTCTCTTGTCGCTGGGTCCTCTTTGAAAGCCCCCAACATAATCGCAGTGGTCATGTCTGATTCGTGCTCTTTAACACCTCTGTGTGTCATACAGTGGTGTTCTGCCTTTACGACTACCGCTATGTTCTGTGTGTGTGCATATTCTTGCAGGGCCTCTGCTATCTGTGTAGTCATCTCTTCCTGTATCTGAGGACGCTCCGCGATGTGATGCACTATCCTGTTGAATTTCGATAAACCGATCACTTTGCCATTTGGAATAATACCCACCCAGGCATTTCCAACAATGTTTTGGAAGTGATGGGCACACGTCGATCTAATACTAATCGGACCAGATGTGTACATACTCTTGTAACCCATGTTAGGAAAACTAGTCACCCTAGGGAAAGGATTGTATCTACCACCAAAAGTCTCACGCAACCACATCTTGGCCACACGTTTTGCGGTCTCCTGTGTGTTGTGATCGTTGTCAGTGTCAATAACCAGGCTTTCGAATACTCCTTGCAGTTTGTCTTGTACTTCCTGTTGAAGTTCTGCCAGTTCGCCCTCTTCGATGTATTCCGCGATGTTGTCATTGGCGTGGAATCTCTTGCCGGCCTTTTGAATTCTTTCTCTTATCTTCTTGCTTACAGGTCCTTCTGGCACCCAACTGTCCTTCAATGTGTCATCCATTATTGTATTTCCTTCTTGTGTGTCTTGTTATACCATTGTACAGCAGTTGCCACCACGTTGTCAATAGAACTCTGTGTTGGCTCCCATCCTAAAATTGTCTTGACCTTTGTTATATCCGCCACCAGGTAAGCGGGGTCGCCGGGCCTGTTGTCGTGTATCTCGATGTTCATCTCGCCTGCGTGTCTCTGCACTGCGTCAAGCATCTGTTTGTTGGATGCCGGGGCACCTGATCCAAGGTTGAACACTTCCGCAACACTATTCTCTGATGCGTAGTTGAGTGCCTTGACGTGTGCGTCCGCTAGGTCCATCACGTGTACGTAGTCTCTCACACACGTGCCATCTTCTGTTGGGTACTTGTCACCGAACATCTTGAACGTTTTATTTTGCTTTGCCGCCGCTATGGCCAGAGGTATGATGTGTGTCTCCTTATCTCGCAGTTCTCCCACTTCGGCATCCGGGTCAGCACCCGCGGCGTTGAAGTATCTCAATCCAACACTCGAAAGTCCATATGCTCTCTGGTAGTCCCTCATGATCATTTCCATCATCAGTTTGCTGGCACCGTAGGCACTTATTGGTTTTGCCCAGTCAGATTCTTTACACATTTTCAATCCGGGATCACCATAAGTGGCCGCACTTGAACTGTATATGAATGTTTTTACCCCGCATTCTATAAGTTTGTCTAAGAGTACAACTGTGGCTATCACATTGTTCTTGTAATACTCTGATGGATTTTTCACAGACTCTGCCACGGAGGCACTGCCGGCGAAATGTATGCAACTTGTGATGTTGTATCTTTTGATTATTTCGTCAAGTCTCTCTATCTCTTGTGGTAGATTTATGTCAAAACTTGGACCAAAAGATGCTGGTTTGAACTTGGTCTTCATGTCTCTGTCTATAGTGACAGGAGTGAATCCGTTTTTCGCGAGGAACTTACAGGTGTGCGAGCCAACGTACCCTGCACCTCCCGTGACTAGTACTGCCTTGCTCAGCAAGTTAATATTTGTTTTCTGAGACTGGGGTCCTGTAGTGGTTTCCATCTCTTCTCCATTGTTCTCCCTTGCCTGTCATGATGTCCAACATCCTGTCGATTGTTCCGTCGGTCCAATCGGATATCTGACCCATACTAGGGGATGGTTTGCTTAATAAAATTTCTAACTTGTCCATTGCGTCCTGCATCGACCATGGAACGTATAATCTTGTGTGGTCATTGGCGAACACTTCTGGAAACGATCTGTATGCCGGAAACAACACATTGGCACCCAACGCATCCGCTTCGCTCACGGTGTTAGATGTCCAATCTTGTAACGCACAGTTGAACAACACTCTCGAGTCAGCAAGTATCTCGTAGTACTCGTTCTTCTGCAAGTTCTCGTGTATAGTGAGTAGTCCCTGCTTGGCAAGATATTGTGCCTCTTTCACGTAGTACTCGTTGTTTGACCTCAATGGGCCACCTTGGCATATTGCGAATTCTGTGTCAGGATGTTTCTCTTTGAATTTTTGTATCATGTCTAAGAAGAATTGTGGTTGCTTCTCTTGGTCCCATCTTGCACCAAATACAACTCTGTTCTTTCTCTCCATGAAAGGTTTCTGTGCCACTCTGCCCTGTACCTCTTCCTTGCCAAAACTCAGACCCGATATGTTGTATATGGGTGCCCGCCAGTTGGCTATCCTCATATGTGCCACCATTTCTTCATTGCTGGCAAGTATGACAACATTTGGAATCTCGTTACACATCTGTTCATAAAGGCTCATCCATTTGCTCATACCCCAAACGTGTACGAAATCATCTGGATCT